TCAAGGGGATTTTTTATCGCCGTATTGTACTGGCAAATATTTGTAAATAGTCTTCACTCCCACCCCTATCACATCTGCGATCTGTTGCCTCGTTGCACCATTCTCCAGCATTCGATGCGCACGATCGACAACCTCCGGGGTCATCACCCGCCGGCGGCCGCCAATACGCCCCTGCTCCCTCGCTGCGGCTAAACCCGCTCGGGTTCGCTCGACGATCAGCTCGCGCTCCATTTCTGCCAGAGCGCTCATGACGTGGAAAAAAAAGCGGCCTGCTGGCGTACTGGTATCGATGCTGTCGGTCAGGCTGCGGAAATTCACCCCACGCGCCTGCAGCTCCGACACGAGCGTAATCAGATCACGCACGCTGCGGCCCAGCCGGTCCAGTTTCCAGACCACCAGCACATCACCCGGGCGGAGTCGCCGCAGCGCGCGTTTTAGCCCTGGTCTCCTGGCATTCTTCCCACTGGCCGTGTCTTCAAAAACCAGCTCACATTCTGCGCGGATCAGCGCGTTTTTCTGTAAATCAAGGTTTTGATCCCCGGTTGATACCCTCGCATAGCCAATCAGCACTATCTAACTCCTTGAAATAGCTGATTGTAAAAAGCCGCGGCCATTCTCTCAAACCCTCGTTTGGGCGAACGCCTTCTTTGGAGCAAAAACATGGCCGAACTTAACCCGCCTTTGGGAACGACGACGCCTGAAATCTTCCTGGATAACGTCAAGCGCGCTGACGAACTGGTGAACGGTCCGGCCGGAACGGTTGATGACCGCGGCGGTGAACCGCTCGATACCTGGCGCGGAATGATGGCGAAAAATGATCAGGTTACTGAAGACGCCCGCAAAAGTATTACTGCGCTGGGATTACCCTATTCGACATTATCGGAAGCACAGGCAGCCGTGAACAACGGTCAGATACCGGTGGACTCAGTTTGCTATGTCCGCAGCACTGACGACGCAGTAGCAATTGAGTATTTAAACGAAGCCGGAACACTGGTACCCACCGGGAATGTGTTGCCCTCAGAAGAAACCATCGACAAAAAACTCAATCAGCGACTCGTCCCGGGTCAATACCTGTCGACATGGTTTCCTGTTTTTTTCGATCGAAACAGAAATGTTTACGCGTGGTTTGATGGTGGACGTTGGGACGTTGCTGATTTTGGCGCTAATGCACGAACAATCATTGAATCAGTACCTAACGCCTGGGCACAAAAATTTCTCCCCCAGGGAGACTACTCTCCAAATTACTTTCCGTTTGTTTACGACAGAAATGGAAATGTTTATGCATGGTTCCATAACGGTATGTATGACGGTTATGGATTTGGGCCAAATATTGAAAAATATATCTTAAATCTTGTCGGTGGGGCTTCTGCACAATCAGACAGTTCATTTATTGAAGGAGACCAGTATAAGTTCAACTTTAAAAAAGGTCGTGTTTTCAGTGGGCAGGCAGCGAGTGTTAACACTGCATTTTTTGGTGACTCATGGAACGAAAAAAACACGATCCCACAATCATTAATTAATGTTCTGGGAGGAATATTTAAAGACCCGGCCTGGATAAGTTGCTCTAACCGCGCTGATGGTGTCATGGCTGGCATATCGCCTGTCGTTGCAACAAACTTTACGAAATATGATGGAGGGAGTAATATCACGAACCCGCCACCGTATGGATGCGGACCTGATGGGAATGGGTATTACAATAACAATACTGTTGGGTCTCTGGCCTGGACCGGTATTACAGCAACCGACCTTTCAGTTTTCTATTATGATGGTTCCGGTTCGTTTACCATCACAATTGATGGCGGCACACCTGTAACAGTCAATGGTGCGAACACCGGAGCAGCTAAAAAGCACGATATCAGTGGGCTATCCGCAACAGCCCATAGCGTAACGATTCAGAGCCTGGGAAGTGGGGTTGTATCCATTTTGGGGATGTATGGAAAGAACAGCGCTGTGCGTTCCGGCGTAACGGTTTCAAGGATGGGGAATGGCGGGGCTATAGGAAGTGATTTCTTTAATTTTTCTGAGTGGATCAAACCTGTTGCACAGTATCTCGATATTGATTTGTTGTTCGTCATCCTTGGTACAAACGATTTCAGGTTAAGCAAGGGGACGACGCAATATAGAAATGGACTGGTGGAAATAATTACAAAGTTTCGGGAAGCTACGCCCGGCATCTGTATTTGCCTGGTGTCACCGGGTCACTGTAATGCAACTGGTACTCCAGCTCTGTCAGAGTACGATGCTGTCATGCGTGAACTGGCTGTTGAGTATAACGTCAACTTCATTAGTGGATATCAGCTATTCCCGAAAACGTACGATAACAGCAATGGGGCCTGGGAGGATGGTTTGCACCTGAGCTCTCTTGGCGCATATATATTGACAAATAAAATCAAAAAAGAATTTTTTCAGGAGTAATTATGCCTATTACAGCCATTTTACTTGATATGAACGGTCCCGTCATACCGGGGATGAAAACCCTTGATGACTTTACTATTTCAAACTGGTTCATCGGGCTCCCGGATGTCAGTGCAACACCGTTCGCTGGTTATTATTTTGGAGAGCCAGCGCCTGATATCACTTATAACTCCTATAACAAAAACGCTCCGGCCGTCATCAATGGTTCTCTGAATAATGCTGACGGTTATATCTCTGTTAACAATACTGACTTTCTGGATACAAGTCAGAAAGCACCTCTGACGCTGACAATCTGTGGTGTGGCTAAACGGAATGCCGGCGGGGCCTCGCTGAATGCCCATATGATCGCAGATTTTTCAGGAAGCGGTTCAGCAGCGAGTGGCTTCTCAATTGGTTTCACGAACGGGACCGGGAATCTCTTTTGTGTAGGCCAGAATAACGGTCAGTCCTCCGCAGGGTATGCCTATGCAGCATTCCCGGCATCAATTGCCGTAGGTGATCTGTTCGCGTTTGCTGCCTCGATAACCCAGGGGACAGTAACCATTGATATTTACAACCCGCAGACCGGGGCACTGATATCATCATCAGCCGCTTTCCCTGGTACCCGAGTGGCCGGGACAAATAACGTCCTGCTGGGGAGGAAAACTGATAATAACAACGAAACAACGACCAAGTATATCAAGTCGGTTTTGTTGATGGAGGGCGTGCTTACTTCAGCAGAGAAGGTTTCTGTTTCGCAGTTCTTATTGTCGATGGAATAAAAAATCCCCTGAGATAAAACACTCAGGGGATTTATTTCATGACATCATTGAAGTATACATTTTTCTCGTACAGAGCTCTTTATGGTGATTTATTGAGAAAATTCTGGCATTTCCATAATCTGTATTTCAGCCTGCTCTGCCCATGATTTTGATGATGAGGTATCCAGCGAAATAGGGTAATCACCTACGATGACCTTTGCATTGTCATCATAACGCACTGACAATGTTGCTTTTACCTGACCAGTGTCATCCTGACGGACGCTTTCAACTGCATAAATTAAATCTATTTCAACATCCTTGTCGCAGAGATATCCACCGAGATAATGAATCTGGACTGTTTTTAATACTGACAATTTAAATGACATAATGATTCCTTACGCAGGTAAGTAGTATTTTTCGCCGTAAATAAGCTTGCACAGACTGAATGCCGCTGCATCTGCGCCAGCCTTGTAACTGACGGTACAGCCGAGGTCATTCGGGTGGTTGAAATTAGGTGAGTTGAAAAGGGCTGACCATCCGTGTACCTCCACTCCCTGTTTGAACCAGGGGATTTCAGCTTCCAGTACAAATGCGGATTTCTTCCGTGCTGTGGCTCGCGCCATGCTGTTATAGAGGCCAAACCGCACATCACCAACAACTTCAATACCACTCCCTGACCAGTCGGACTCCACAAATGACCGTGACGGCGGCGGATCGAGTACTTCCTCAATAATGCTGTCCAGATTAATTTGCTGAATAGTGGTATTGATCAGGCCAGAGACCGAAATATTTTCTGCCACAGTAATAGTGTTACGATCAGCAGAAATGCCGGTAATTGTGTAGTCGCCTGCATTGCTGCCACCGACCCGAAGGATATGGCCTGGACGGAGAATCTGGCCGCCCCAGCTGGTCGCTGCATTTCCTGTATCATATGAGAAAGCAGTACTAGAGATAGTATTACTGGCTGAATCAAACGTGAAGTTGCCCGTAACATTGAAAGTCCTCACAGGCCAGACAACGTTAAGGTTTCCCAGGGTAATGTTTTTGACGGTATTATGTTCAACATTGTTATGCGGCGTGGTACAAACAATCACGATCGCACCTTTTGCCGTGCACATATCAATAATGTTCTCAAGCTCTGCCTGCTGACGGGGGAAGGTCCTTCCACGATTAAAGTTCCCCACCGGAGCATCATTCATCCCCCCTACAATCAGAACGAAATCAGGCCAGTCGTCAGGGTTTTCACTGGTGAAATACGGTGAGTTTTGTAGCTGTGCTGGAAACTGCTGTAATGCCTGGCCAATTACGCACTGATTGTCGTCGATAAACTCAAATTCCCCATACGGTGATAAATATTTTTTCATCGCCTCAATAAATAGCGTATTCGGCGCAAAAGGCGCCCCCGGAACCCCGCCACCTGTTGAGCCTGCAGCTAATCCTACCGACGAACCCGTTGAAGTAAAAATAAGCCGTTTTTTTGTGACTGTTCTTACGCCATTACTAAACGAAATTTTACCAAATGGCGAAGTGTCGGCCGCTGTACCATCACCAATGAGTTTTTTGCGCAATTTAATATAGGGGTCAGTGACAGCACCCTGCAGAGTGGTGACATCGCTTTTGAGGTTCAGAATGTCTGTGGTCGGATCGCCTGAGAGCAAAAGTTTGAAATTGTTAACGGGAGAACCACGATACTGAACCGTAACAGGTTTCGCTGCCTGCAGTTCGCCGCCCGTAAGCGCTGTGTTCGCCCCCTTCAGCAGATTGCGCGTTACCGAATTTCCGTACAGGTCAGTTATAACAAGCGTCGTTGCGCCGGTATTAGCCACCACGGGTTCAAATGTTATCTGAGTACCGTCACCAAGCAGCCCGGGTATGGTTACGGACACAGCGTTAGGGCTTGAGGAGTCACTTGTTACCGTCCCTTTGGTATACGCATTGAGAACCCGTGCCCTGTCACCTGGGTAGGTCAGCAAACGAAAATCACTGGCGGCCGCATTATACATGAGCAGATACGGGTATCCTGAGACAAGGTCTCCGACAGCCAGAGCAGTACCGCCAGCCTGTTTAATCGTACGTGCCGTCCAACCGTTCAGCGACAGCGTCGGTGTTCTCGTGGTATTGGTTGCGCTGGGTGTAAAAACAAACGCGCGACCAGTGACCAGAACCTGTGATGATGTGGTGTTGGCAGTGTTTCCTGTATACGCGTCCGATGTCATTGTTACTGCCGAAACAATCGCAACGGAGTTCAACTCAACATTCAGCAGGCGTGCATTCAGCTCTGCCGCCACTGGGCCGGATGCGACAAGGACGAAATTGTTGGCGGTTCCTGTGCGGAACTCCATCAGTACCGGTTGATTCAGCAAAAGCTCATTACCAGCGAGCGCTGCGAAATTTTGTTTCTGGATTGCGCGAGTAACGGTATTCCCCTTCGCGTCTGTCACGGTCACACTGACCGCGCCGGTATTCAGGATGGGGGAAAGGAAATAAATAAGACTGCTGTCAACCAGCAGACCGGGAATAGTGATAGCGATAGTATTTGCCGCATTGCTGCTGACTGCCGTTGCAGCCTGATAGCCAGTTGGTAACGCAGACAGCATTTTTCTCCCAGTGGCAACCAGCATACCGCCAACATTCATATACTCAATAGCCAGATATGCGTCATCAGGGCTACGCACATAGGTGCTGCTGCCTTCTGGAATATTCGCGATATCCGCCTGCGCCGCCGCCAGCGTCTGATACTGCTTACTGAGCGGGATCAGGTTCTGCCTGACCTCATCGTTTTTCGCCATCATCTGGCGCCAGGTATCGAGCGGTTCACCGCCGCGGTCGTTAACCGTACCTGCCGGACCGTTAACCAGCTCGTCAGCGCGCTTGACGTTATCCAGGAAAATTTCAGGCGTCGTCGTTCCCAAAGGCGGGTTAAGTTCGGCCATGTTTTTGCTCCAAAAAGAGGCTTCGCGCAAACGAGGGTTTGAGCGAAAGAAAAGTTGAAAGGGATTTTTTTGGTATTAAGCAGCGTCGCCGGGGTATGTGGCGTCGTCGTACTGGTAGAACGATTCGAGGTATTCTTTAGCGGTGACCTGACAGGTTCCGTCTGACTGCGGAGCGATCTCCTCTACAATGGCGTCGTAGACGTGGCGCGTTGAGCCGCAGAACACCAGGCGGATCGGCTCGATGGTTGCCGACGACAGGTCAACCTTCATCGGGTCATCAAACTCGCTCAGGTGCGGGACTGACAGCTGAAAATCACCCACCCTGCTCGCCACCATCAGCCCGGATGCAGAGCCATCCTGATAGCGGATCAGCGCGCGGGGATTTTCGAAAGACCAGTCAAGCGGCTCCGTGACGGTGAACGTTGTCACGCCACCAGCCGTTGTCATCGCCTCCACCAGACAGGAAATCGTGTTGTTGCCCGGAATATCATCCGTGAGCACAATGCGATCGCCCGTGTTGTAGCACAGCGCGTCCAGTTCGGTAGTGGTCTGGAACGTCACCCGCTGCTGCAGGTATTTCATCAGGCGACGCATGCCAATCTGGTAGGCGTGATCCTGATTCAGTACCCCATCGAGTTTGTAGTTCTCGATTTTCACCGGCGTGGGATTGCCCGGCGTCCGGCATTTAACGGTCTCCTCCGCCCAGGTAGTCCCGTTGATGTATGTCACGTCGACGCCATCAAAATCATCGTCGGACGGTACGGTAAATCCGCTCTGCAGCTCCTCCACCATCTCATGCGGAGTGATCACGCCAGTCCAGGGCTTAATCCCCTCACGGTTGACCGTCGCCAGGCCATCACTCAGCAGAAAACGTGACTTCCCGGCATTGGCTATCTTCTGCAACATTTCCAGCGCTGAGATACTGTCGCCGGTAGCAAAGTCGAAATACTCTCCCCGTGGCGTCCAGTACGCAGACTCCAGCGCGTTGATGGTGTCGACATCCATCTCCAGCCCCAGCGAGTTCCCGACATGCAGCAGCGCCCCCGAAATGGTTCTGGCCGTTCCTGAGTCATAGGCGCGCGTGGCCACAACGTTAACGCGACGGTCCGACTGCGCCGCCAGCTTCCCGCCCGTCTCGACGGTCACCGCCATCAGCGACACGCCGGGATAGGATGAAGGTCGTGTCAGCAGTCGCCCGCGCAGTGCCTGCCAGTACATCGAATCCCTGGCGTTGTTTGAGCCCTGCTCATTGCGCCGGCGACAGCGAACCTCTACCAGTCCCGGAGAGCTGAGGGTGATCCGCTCAGTGAAACCTAACCCGTTGACGTTTTTCAGCGCATACTCGCCCTGGTGACTCACCCACCCCGAACCGGAACCGTAGACGCGATACTGAATCTCCCACTCAACGTGGCGGATCCGTTTTTTGCCCTTACTGTCAAAGCCACAGATGCCGTTCGGGAAGGAGAAATTCACCTCGAATGCATCCACCACTTCATTCTCAGGGCATACGAGGAAAGGCCCCAGCCAGCTCAGCGTGTCGTTAAGACCAGTAGCCTCATAGTCGATCATCGTCCTGGCGATGAATCCCGGCCATGACTCATCAACGGCACCGTTAACCAGGCGCGCCACCGTCGCCGTCGTGCCGTCAGCTGACACAATCCGGTACTCATTCCCGCGGTGAGCAAGTGAAAGCCGTTGCACCCCCTCCGGCATGCCGGAAAAGGCCGTTCCCGTGGCAGAGTTATAGGCGAGTGTCACATTCGCCGTTACCGCCGGGCTGCCGCCGGTTGATGCCGTGCCTGAGGTGTAAACCGGGGCATCACCGAAAACAGCTGCAGGCAGTGAAGAGGACGTGATCGCCCCACCCGCGAACGGACTGGCCGCCTCGGTTATTAGTACGGTGCCGCCGTTGTCCTGCGCAACCAGGCCGGAGCCAGTGAGTCCCTCGGTGATTGCCGCCAGCAGTCCCGACATCGAGACGTAGTTAGCCACCAGCGACACCGGGTAGGTAACCCCCTGCCAGGTGATCGTGAACGTGCTGGAGCTGGTCGAAAAATCGTAGGTGGTCGGGGCCGCACTGGCCTGGAGTTTTGCCGCACTCCCCCCGGTGCCGGGCACTGCAGCCTGACCGGGGGTATATGACGCGATAAACAGATCGTAATCGACAGAGTTAAACCCCAGCGTCACCGGCATTCCAACCACCGGCGCGATCTCCGTCAGCAGCGGGCTGGCGATAACGCTGTATCCGGCCGCCGAAGTGATCTGGTAGTTAGCCGGGGCTTTCAGTTCGACCACGGCGCCAGCGACCCAGCTGGGCGGCAGCGCGTTATCGTTCTCGTCAATATCGTCATCATCATCCGTATCCAGCCCGGTAAACGTCACGCTCGATCCGGAGACGGTCATGCTGTCTGCGATAATGTCGTCTGCGTCCGGCGACGTCTGGGCCATATCCAGCCCGGTACCGGATGATGTCCCGCCGACCTCCGTACTGTTGACCCAGTTTTCACTGCGCTCATCGCCGGAAACGTCCGCGCCTGGCGTAAAATAGGTGCCGCTGAAACCCGGCAGCGTTGAAGCTGGCGTACTGCCTACCCTGATATCGCCAGTGGTATAAATCAGTTCACCGACACCGAGGCACAACAGCATCTGGACGCGCATTTTCGTAGGATCGGCGGCATCAAACCGGGTAACTGGCTGCACCACATAATCAGGGTAAATACGCACCCGGCCAAACACCTCACGGATGGCATCACCGAGTTTTGCGGTATTCGCCTTTGCCGGGTTCAGGTCGAGACTCCGCCCTGTGGATGAGGTATAGCCGCCCGTATCGATGTTGCTCATCATAAACAGCGAATAGGCTGCAGCGGCAACGGAGATACCGACGCCGATCCACGCGATTGTGGCGGCCTCCAGCCCGAAGGGAACCGGATAAAGCCTGACATCACTATCAGGGCGAATCACAAACTTAGCCCACTCGCCTGGCGGAATTAACAGCCCCTCAACCTCAACGGTCAGCGGTGGGACATCCCGATCCTCGTAGCCTTCAACATTTGCCACCAGCCAGCTGCGAATACTGGTTACACCATGCTCATGCGTTTCGAGTGGTTCACCGGGAAGCCGGGACGGGTAAAAACGAATGGTCATTGCCAGAACTCCACTTTGACAAATCGCCGCTTAAACCGCGGCAACGGCAGAAAGGTGACGTTCGTTCCCGGATTGCATTCCGCCACGTGCAGCAAACCATCGATACTGACCACGATCCCCACATGGGTGACGGTCGACCCGGAATAGCAGGCCACTCCAGCCCCTTCGCAGGGTTCGCAGCGCTCAAGGGTAAGCATCATCCGGCGCGCTTCCCGGTCGAGGCCGCCGTCGTCTTTGGTGACCCCTGCAAAATCGGGCCAGACGGGTAAATTCAGATCGCGGCGTATCTCGTTCACAATGCCGAAACAGTCGAGTTGCGGGTATACGCGCCCGCCCTTCAGCCAGGTGACTGAACGGTATTTATCAGGGTTGCACATTGGGATTCCTTAGCTGATATAACGCAGTCCGGGGAATACAGGTAGCGTGTAGCGGTAACGCGGCCAGGCGGTATCGAGGATATTCATGTAGCCCGCAGTGATCTGAACCTCTGTCGCCGTCCAGGAGCCCGACTTGATTTTCAGCGTATACGGCACTGCCGCAGGCGCTGCTAAATCCGTAGAGATATAACTCCGGTACGTCAGCCATGCAGGCAATCTGTTAGCCAGGGCATTGCGGATCGCCGTGGACACAACACCATCGATATTGCACAGGGCAAATTTGAGGTCCTGCGTGCCGTCCGCATTGCGCGCCGGCAGAGCAATGTCTATCGCACAGGCGGTAAACGTTACGGTATCGCCGTTCTCCGTCGTTGCCGTAATACCCTCGTAGCCCTGGCACAGATAATGGACGTCAGAACCAATGGTGATCTGCAGCGTCTCAATGATCACCTCCGGCCCGCTGCTGGCGTAGAGGCGATTAAGTACCGTCATGCTTCGGCCACTCCTTATTCAGGGCAATATCAAGCAACGAACTTCCGACTATCCATTCCGGGTAATTACCCCATGGGGCAGGAGCAAGCGGGCGTTCCCATAATTCAAGCGTCGCCGTGTACTTCCAGTAAATCGGGGCCACCAGCACCGGTCCCTGATAAATATCTGTGAAGCGGCATTTGTAAAACTTAATGCCTGCCGACGTCTGCAACTTCATCATGAACCATGCAGCCCCGTCAGATAACGCATCACGGAACCAGGACTCAAACGCCAGGCCCTGCGCATCGGTTTCCATAAACCAGGTGATACTGGCCTGCGTCGGCGTGGACGTAAAAGCTCGCCTTTGCCTAGCGCGACCGGTGGTTAACTGGGTTCGTTTTAACGGGCTTACAGGCTGAAATCCGTATCCTTCCTGTAATGGCATAGGGAGGCTGTCATGTGGGTAGTAGATATCAGTCATGCAGTCTCCCGGTAAAGTATCTCGAATAAAATTTCACCATTAACCTCAGGAGGGTATTCATTTCAGAATAAAGCACGATGGAATCGAAGAAATCTCTGATTTTTTGGTTCAGATTAATGAAGATAAAAATCTTATTAAATCGACACAAACACACAAGGTGATATATTTATCAACTCACCTTAAGAGCTAAAATAAATAAAAAACAGCATTATCAATACATTAATTTCATTGGCTTTAGTGGGAGCTTACATTGTTTCGGCACAGCCCCATATCAAAATAAAAAAGGGCAATGTGCCGACAGGCAATATACGTCAATGTGACTGCTTGTTTAAAAGCAACTCCTGAAGAAGAAGCGCAATAGAAACAAAAATCAAAATCCCACAAAAAACAATTTTTGAAAAATCATAGTTAAACACGGTTGTAAGCGTATCATTATTATATAAGTGATTATGCCTATAGGAATAAGTTGTGTAGATGTCATCGCATATTTCAAGAATTCCACCGACTATCAAAACAAGCCAAAGAAATGAAAGCTTCACTCGGACCTCCTTACGTTTACGTCTCCTATTGAAGATAAGTCCGCCAATAAAAAGAGGAATCATAAAAGCTATAAAGTCTTTAAATGTAAATGTTAACAACGCTTCCATTAATAAGATCCTTGTGTTTTCTTGCACCTACTCAGATTGTTAGACTTACCTACCTAATCAAGTCTCAGCTAATGCAGTTTAGCTTACCTAGGACCGTGTCGTGTATAGTTTCCTTTTAGAGCGTTGCCAAAAGCCCCTTGTGGCATGGTAACCTCTTTTGTGAGTTCACCTTTTAACTGCCTGGAAAGCTGTCGATTATTCTGATTGAGTGTAGCGCTCAACTGCTCCGGAGTAATACCCTGGAGATGAAACTCCTGATTAATCGGCGCGTGTACAGTTGTTTGCCTACGGTTATCGCTGTTAACGTTCTGAACACCAGTACCAAACCCTGTGCGCCCCAGAGTTGCATCAAGCGGTTGGCCATTTCGAAGTGCCTCAAGCTGAGAAACGCCGATCCGGTTCGTTGACGCCTGGTCGAAGACGTACTCACCTTTGTGAACAATACCCGCGGGCTGATACTTACCACCGGGGCCGGTGTAACCGCCGGAGGCGAAGCCAACCCCTGAAACAGCCTGAATATTTGAGACGATACTGGCAGTCTGCGCAGCGATTGAGGCCATAGCGATGATGTTGGCCGGGTAAGGCGCGCTAACTGCACCGCTTGCTATAGCCTGCTGGATTTTCACCATTGAGTCCGCGATAGCGAATGCCTTGCTCGCAGCAAAAGCGACCTTGTAGATTGCCGATTGCTCACCAAACCCCGTTCGCATGATTTCAGCGGTGCTATCAAACAAGGACTGCGTGGCCGCAGATATGATGGTGTTTTTCTGAGCCTCTATGACCTGATTTGCATCCGCTGCACGCTGACGAATAGAGGTCATTCTGGCCTCACCCTCGGCAGTTATTTCACCGGCCTTCGCATAAGCTTCCTCCTGAGCTGCCAGCCAGCGCTGGAGCTCTTGCTGAGCCTGGTCATATTCGTTGATTTGCCCCTGCATCCCCTCAAAAGTTCCAGAGAGTCGCCCTCCTGTGGGTGTCAGGTTTCCTACAACATTACGAACCGTCGAGGGCAGTTGCATATCGGTGTTTTGATAAATATCTGCCCGCGTTTTTTCATATTCACCGGGTTTCAGTTGCCCGGTTGCTTTGGCCTTCTCCAGTAGTTCAAGGCGGGTTTTAAGCAGATCGTTGGTCCGCTCATCCTTCGTCTTTACCTGTTCCTGCATCTTCCGGTAATCGTCCAGGGTTTTTACGGAATTTTGCAGTGCCTCCTGCTGCTTATATGCCTGGAGGATTTCATCTGAACGGGAAAGGATCGACTTCTGGTCAGCGGTGAGCTGCGTTTTAGATTTGAGGTCAGCAATCTGCTGCTCGAACTTGATCCGTGCCTGTGTCGCGCTATTAAGCTTGTCACTGGCATCCAGCTGGGACTGCATGGCAGCAGTCTGCTGGTTTATCTGATCAAGCAGCCGGGTTGCTGCGTCCTCGGTATATGCTTTACCCTTTGGCGTCTTGGGTGGTTTCGGATCTTTGTACATCTCGTTAATACGAGAAACATTTTTTGCATATTGCTCTGCAGTAATTGCACCTGCTTTCAGGAACTCGCTTTGCTGCTTAATAGCTTTATTGCGCTTATCCGCATTGCTCAGATATTGCTGGTTAACACGATCTGCTTCCTGCTGCGTTTTAATTCGTTGCTGTTCGGCTTTGTCATGACTGCTGATTATTTCAGTTAAAACGCCTTCTGTTGTGATTTGAGATTGCAGATTATTTAGCTCATCTTCGAGCTCAGCCTTTCTTCCACCAAAAAATAGCTTCCCACCAGCAGCCTTATCTATCCAATCTAATTCCTTACGAATTTGAGAGATCCGCTCGGTGCCGGTTTGCTCGCGACCAATATCAAGCATGGCATCCCATGCTCCTTTAGCCGTTTTAGCAAGCGAGTCCCAAGCACGTTCAAGAATCCCCAAATTCTGATGAATATCGTTCGCACGCTGCTGCATGGCATTGGCGTAAGCATCACTAGCCACCCGTGCAGCATCCTGCTGATTACCTTCATCCTGCAGTGCTTTAATCTGGTTGTAGGTTGCCAGTGTCAGAAAGTGGTACTGGTCGTTAAGTTTGGTAATGGCCGCAACCGGGTCAGCAGCAATGTCGTTGAAATCACCCACCAGCTTTTCAGTGGCGATGCCTGTGGCTTCACTGATTTCAACCACGGCAGTTGTTACTCGCTCCAATGACTCTGCAGCTACCTTCCCGGATGAAACTATCTGGTTAAGTGTGGCTGCGGTCACTCCAGTAGTTGAGTTGGCAACTACTGAAACCCGAGCGGCCATTTCTGCTAGTTGCCCGGTGGTTTTACCAACCAGATTACCGCTAAGGGTCAATGACTTATAGAACTCGTCCTGCTCCTGAGAGCCTTTGTAATAGGCCAGTCCAAGAACACCGACAGCCGCGGCAGCCAGAGTGACAGGATTAATTAACCCCAGCACATACCCGCCAACACCTTTAATCGCGGGGCCAATACCGCCGAACATATCTTTCAACTGCCCGCCCTGCTGCATAAGCACCATAAACGGCGACTGACCCGTAGATAAGCCGACGATAATGTCAGTCATCTGCGCCGGGATCATGCGCATGGCAAAGGCAGTCTGTGCGGCGGATTGTCCGGTTTTGCCAAGGTCGTCGCGAAATCCAGTTAGCCTGTTTCGTGTTTCCTCGATTTTCTTTGAATAAAGATCGAATGTATCGGTATCTACCATCCCCTTTGATTTGAATTTCGCAAGATCTTGCTGTTGTTTATCCAGTTTATTCAGAGCTGCATTTACCGGGTCAATTCGATCTAAGAGTTCAGAAAGAGACTGTTTTTCTTCATCAGTAGCCTTTGTCACTTTCCCTGCACTGGTGGCAGCACGTTCGCCTGCCTGCGTCATTTTTACCAGTGCAGTTGCGAGATTGTCAGCCTTCTTCTCTGCCCCGGAGCTATCAATCACAATGGCCAGGCGGGAGGTTTGTTCTGTCATTTAGCTATCTCCGGGCAATAAAAAACCCCGCCGTAGCGAGGTTTTTTTACGAATATAATATTTTGATAGTTATATTATCGAAACGGGTTCACTGGTAATACTCAGGTCTGTTTAATATCACTTCCACAGTGTTTACATTTAATGGCCTCTTTGCGGATAGGCTCGGCGCAGAAAGGACATTTTTTATACTCACCAGACTCACCATTAAGCACTGCTCGGCGTTCAGAGGTAGACGATGATAAGACAATAAGAAGACCAAGAATCGGCGCAATAAATGCAGTAAAACCAGCGATAACGCCGTTTCCATTTGTGATGTTTGATGCTAAAACGACCAAGCCGAAGCCTATAGCGCACATACCAATAAGATAAAGGAACGCAATACCTAACCCATTTCGTTTTGCAGCAATAACTGCTACAACAATAACTGCTAGCCCAAAAAGCATAAAACCTAAAAGCGGTTCCACATCCCCATCCCCATCATTAACATTTGCACACAGGTTAGCACAGGAATAAATGTAGACAATGATATGACTACTTCACTTTTGCCTGTCTTTTCTGCTCTTCAGCCCACTCAACTCTCCAGGCATCATCGAGGGCCAGTATTGCTGCGTCAAACTCAATGCGGTCGATCAGGATGGTGCGCGATGCCAGGTAAAGCTCAATATCATTCAGGGATAGAGGGAGCGGCACTCCGGCCATGCCGGCATACTTCCTGCCGCGCGATATCATGGCGTAAGCGCTGAGGATCTCCCCAGTGACCGCATCGATTTCAGGCTCTGGAATGGGTGGGAGATTTAGCTTCTCCCTGCGCCACTTTGCTTTCTCGCCCTGCTCGCCAGCGAAATCCTTTAGCCACTTTTGGGCCTCTATGGCTTTTTTACGGTTTCCTGAGTCTGCTGCTCCTTACCCTGAGCAATGTTTGCCGCCTCAGCCAGTATCAGCCAGTATAGCGCCGGGTGCTGTTTCAGCATGGCAGCCCCAAGTTCTGGGGTGTAGTCGAGAGCAACCTCTATGCCGTCGACTAACTTACCTACTCCCTCCCAGCCTTTCAGCAGGAACCGAGCGGCGTTATCGATCAGCAGGTCATCAACAGAGTCTATATCGTCCACGCTGGCGAGATTAAAATCCGTTGTCCCCACCTTATAACCTGCGTCCATCTTATCGATGTGGCGGCGCACCAGCGCGTTACGAGAGCGATATTGCGGATTCTCGCTGCTGGCCACCAGCAGGCGAAGTTTGAACAGCGATTCTTCTTCCGGCGAGAATTCCTTTTTGCTGCCTTCTGGCTTTTTGTAGGGATAAAACCAGCGCTCGCCATTTAAATCAATTTTCGGGGTAACAATCAGCATAAAAAACTCCATAAAAAAACCCTCCAAAGAGGGCCAATTTTAATCACCACCGCCATTAGTGGCAGGAACGCGGGTAATAGTTGGCGGAGTATTGGCCGCGGTGATATCCAGCTGAACCTGAACAATGTCAGTGCTCCCCGCATCCGGCCAGTCGCCGGAGATCTGCACTTCCGGGAAATCGAAGGTATAGGCGCCTTCATCATTCTCCAGCGTGAAGCTAAACGGCACCGTTTCGCCGGTGAACGTTTTTTTGTAAACCTCCCAGGCAGCCTTTGACCATGACAGCGTGATTTGACCTGACGGGGTAAAGGTTGTCGGAATGTTTGCGCCGGCGAACGCCGAACCGGTACCGATGCAGCGCTGAGTCTGCATATTGTTGTTGAACTGAATGTTAAAGGTGTCGACGCAGAAGCCTGTCCCGCCATCAACACCATTTAGCCGGATGTTTGTGACCTCTTTGAAGGAGTAACGCAGCGCCCCCGCTAAATCCACTGGCGTGGTGAAAAAGCTGGTATCGTCCCCCTTCGTCTCCCAGTCCAGCCCTGCAAACGTAATGGTTGCAGTGATATCACCATCGGCCGGGATTTCCATCTGGAAGGTACCAACCTGGCAACCGCGGGCAATCTGGGCGATCCCCACATCACTGGCAAAGGTCGCCACGGAGAACGTAATACGACCATTACCCATCGTCAGCACGTTATTTACCCATTCGGCGCCGAAACAGCTGGCAAGAAAATCGTCATGCTGATTCCAGCGAAACCGTGTGCCGACATCGCCGCCGACATCCACTGTGCCGCGTGAAACACCCTGCGCCATACGGTCACCAGCGATTTCGTCATTGTCGTTGGTGTTCTGAGTTGGTTTCAGACCAAATGAAGAACGACGCAGCAGGTTCCACGCCCCTGCTGTTGGCGTGATTCCTGGCGTTGTCTCGCGAATAAACGCGGCTACTACTTTTGCACCTGAGCTCACAGGAGCCTCCTGTTTTTATGTGCGCTACAGAGCGCGATAAGGAATTTGAAGATTGAGCTGTAACCAGCCATCTGTCTCGCCTGCCGGCACAGCAGAAACGGCGAAATAACTCAGCTTTCCGTCGTCCCTGAACTCGAATAGCTCCGTTAGCTGATCGGCCGTTCGGGAGATAAGCAACGTCCCGGAGCCGACCGGAACAAACAGCTGAATGATGAGTAAGCCCGTCCTGTGGACGACCGGCCCATCCCCGATCTCGGTTGCGCCAGCCTGTCCTGCAATGTTGGTGAGGCGGGCCCAGATATCGCGGTTTCTGGGGTCAAATACCGGACCATTGGGATAATCCACCGCATCAGAGGCAATAGCGGTCTGTGCCGCCATTCGGGAAATGGCAGCGTTTCTGATTTCTGTGAGAGTCATTTGTAGGCCTGAATCACACCATTAAACGAGACGGCATAGACGCCTGTCGGCGCCTGCGTTGAGTGGCCATTCTCCAGAGGCACGGAGTAAGGCAGGTTCGACTGAATGTAAATCACCGAGTAGGCTGGCACCTGGTCAATGATATTTTTGCCATTAAGAAATGTCATTGTCCCACGCGGATCCGGCTCGGTCGGGACGGAGTGATCGGGTTCGCCGATGCTGACAAAATGCGATGCCCTGAAGGTTCCTGCGCGATACTCAGCCGGCCGCCTGATATCCATGCTGTCATTAACACGGACTTTCTTCCTGAGCCTTCCGGTTTTGGTCAGGTTAGCAGGGTCGGCATAAAGAGATTCGTTCCATTCCCCAACAGCTTTGTTGTATTGAACCGCGGTCGCGTTGATGGCCCACAACTCAGGGTTTCCTACCGGCGAACGTTGAACGATTTCATTCAGCAGTTGAATGGCGATTGTCCGCTGGCGTAGTTTGACATCTTCGGCCACCAGCCCGGCGAATGCCGCCGGGTCAATGTTCCAGCCCTTAGCCATATCACACCCTCCGCAGTTGAATGGAGTACGCAGCGCCAGCAGAGTCGGCAGAAGCGGTGATGATCTCGTAACGCTGAAGCTCACCCGTAATAGAATCCGGTGCGGTGATGATATGCCCGACTGCCGGCTTGTTAGTCACCTCATTGACCAGGGCGGTTAGCTTCACGTCACCATGCAGAATGTTAACGCCATCGATACGGCGCAGTTTATAACGCGCCAGCACTCCACGCCCCGAGTAAGTCACCTGCGTTTCAGTGCCGGTTTCCGTCACCGGGTCCCAGGCACCTCGAACGGTGTATGACCCAGTGAAATCCTTAACGGCATCCTGCAGGTCTGTATCGAAGGCTGCGGCGACTTCGGTTTGCAGCTCGTCACGAATGCCCATTGCACCCACCAATACGCTGCTGAGGTTTAACGATCACTGTACCGTGGAGTTTGCGGGTATAAATTTCGCCGTTGCGTTTAACCCGCAGCGGGAGCGGAGCAAACTCTACAACACCCTTTGCCGGGTTTGCGTAAACGACATGTCTGATCGGGTTTCCATTCACAAACACATCGCGAGGACCGAGCCCGTCACCGGCATAATGCACATCCGGATTTTGCATGTTACCCCCTCACAAGCCGCACCTGCGACTGATTAACACCGTATGGCTTAAGCATGGCCAGCGCCAGCTGCAGATCAGAATCAAGCAATGCCGAGCTGTTGGTAGCGAGTTCCGCGAAGGTCTTTGAAACGCTGACATCATCGGCATCTACCGTCTTACTCAGCAACACACCAGAATCGGTTTTCTGCTGATAAAGGCCACCATTCGAGGCCGCTAGCGCTGCATAGGCGCCAGCCTGCTTCACATCGTCAGGAATGATGATTTCGTGAGTTACCTTATCGCACGGCATTTTCAGGTTAAGTCCATTCATCCAGGTATTAGCCATCAGCACAGATTTGGCTTTTTTGCTTTCATCTGTCCAGGTGGCACCGAGAATCGAATTGACGTCTTCAACGGTAATGAAAGTGATCATGCATCACTCCATTTCTTTCCAGCCGTGCGCCTTCCAGTTCTCCACTTCATCAGGGTGAACGTAGGCGGTATTGGGCGCACCCGGGAATGCCGGGAAATCGGTAACCATCGCCACCAGCTGCGATGTGGTCGATACGGGTTCGTTGTTATCCGCCTGCGTAGACGCAGTTTGCTCAGCAGCTCGTTGGGCGCGCTGCTCTTTTGTTAATCCGGCCATTAGCCCTCCACTAAAAAAAGGGGCCGAAGCCCCTGTTTATCAGCCCAGCAACAACGCTGAGTGCGCCGACTTAACTGCCGCTACGCCCCAGGACAAACCGACTTCGTAACGCACCTGGCGATACTGGCGGTACAGTGCTACCTGGTAAGTGATGCCAGATACGGGGTCAGTAACGTTCATCACATCATCCGCAGTATCGCCGCCCTGCGGCATTGCCGGGGTTCGGGATGCAAGCAGGAATGCATTGCGATCAAACGCCATGTTTGCGGTGTAGGCGCCACCAGCGGTAATAGCGGTGTTGTCGGCCAGTGCCTGACGTAAGCCAGGAGCAGCCAGGGTGATTGCTGTGGCCGTCGCAGCAGCAACAAGGTATTTATTGCTGTCCCCGTCAAACGTCACGATGTCGCCCGCTGCAAAAGCACCTGTGCCGGTATCAATGGCAATCAGAATATCGCCTTCAGCTTTTGCTCCATTCACCAGGTATCCGGCAGCCGGAGATGCAGCGCGTTTCTTAACATGCGCGGATTCGTGGATGTTGAATCCTTCCAGTCGCCCCACGATACCTTCGCGCAGAAGCGCATCAGTACCGGACTCGTTTACTTTGAACAGAACAGACTGTTTACCGCGGAGGTTTGCGATAGCCGAAGAACCGAGAACCATCTGCAGATCAGTTGTCGGCGAACCGTTGTCAGAGAGAACCTGGCGCGCATTGGCCGCATCCGACAAATCACCTGCAATACCGAAAGGAGCGGTGCCGGCCGTACCAACAGCACGGGAGGATGCGAAATACAGAGCCGCGAGATCTGCATCCATCTCATTAGCCAGCGCGCGGAAAGCCTGCTTAAACTGATCAGCAAGGATGGTGTTGTATGTCCCTGCGGGCCCCAGTGCCAGTTGTTCCTCACCGTTCCATTTGACCGGGGCCATTTTGGATTTGGTGATTTTGACATCAACGGTGCCGATCGTCTGGTCGCCGTCATTTGGCGCAGTAGCCCCCGGGGTAATATCAACAGTGGTAGCCGGTGGCGCAACCGGCGCAGTAACAGTCTGGTCCTTCGCCGCCGCATCAGCTTTAGCATTGCGCGATACAGCCGGGATAAAACCGACCTGTTCGCGAGATACGGTATCCAGAGCCGTGAAGATAGTCGGGATCAACCCGGTAAGCGTATTAGCCATGTGTATAGATTCCTTGGAGATTAAAATATAGGGTTGGTTGAGCTATCCAGCTCCGGCACCAGCAGCCATCCGGCGGCTGGCAAAGAATTAATCGACGATGGTGATACCGTCTTTGAGAGTTGATTGCTGATCTGTCGGACTCAAACTGGTAAACGCATCGCGTTTCATCGTTTTCTGCCCGAGTGAATGCTGAGACTGCCGTGAGCCGCCTCCCTGGTTGCCGCTGGCCTTCAGAATGTGGTCTTTCTGTGGGTACTGCTCCACCAGGAACTCCAGCGCCTCATCAAAGGCCGCCAGTTCGCCCGGCTTCGAGCGGGAATAAATTTTGTTGCCAGAGCCATCATAGGCAACGACTTTGCCGTCCTCGACTTTGAAGGACTGACCGAACCGCGCCTGAAGCATATCTGCCGGAATTGCTACTTTATCTGCGATGAATTTCGAGCCAGAGAACCGGCCGCCGATCATTTCCTGATAAAGCTGGCCTTCAAGGGTCGTCGCACGCTGAGTAGCTTCATCAAGCTGGGCCTGGAATGATTTGGTGATATCCGCTTTAACCTGATCAACGGCGCCTGCGTCGATCAGTTTTTTCTGGTCGATTTTAGTCATCATCTCCAGCGCTTCGAGCGCCTTTGCCGGATCGCCGATTTTGGCAAACTTAGCCAGACCGGCTTCAGCGGCTTCTTTGGCTTCACGATGAGATTTTGCCTCGCCATTCAGAGAGGAGATTTTCCCAACGGCCTGCACAGCATCAAAACCAACTTCCTGGCCGTCATCGTGGACGTAGACGGGTAAACCGCTGGCATCGATTTCTGCATAGCTTTTGCCGTTAACTTCGACTGTTTTCAGTTTCATGTGGTTACCTTTTCGGTGGTCATCCGACCGTTGCACCGCTCACCATCCGGATCACGGCAATAAAAAAGGCCGCCCGGAGGCAGCCTGATTGAAGACTTAAAAAGCTTTAAAGTCTGGCGTTGCTGAACGCCTGAGCATCCAGGTTACGAAGTTGCTCCAGAGTCAGCCATTCGCCCTTGTCGTTGTAGAAGTCATCGGGCGACATGCCGCCGTCACGAATCAGCCGGGCCCGGGTTACGCCAACGATCTGGGACTGTCGCGTGAAAGACTGGCGCGAGAACCAGCCCTGATAATCGGTATCCGAAGGCACCTGCCCGTCCATGCTGGCACGTGAGCTATCTGATATTTGCCCAACAGCAATACCGAGCTCATCAGATGATTTCAGGATGTAGGTTTCGACGCTGCGACAGCAGAAATGGATTTTCCCGGGTCCCTGCAGATACGGCACCTTATGGCCGATCGGCTTGTTATCGAGTGTGTACTTGAGGCGGTCGCGAATCCGACAGTCTTTTGATGTACGGTTATCCAAAGTGGATAACCACTGCTTACCCTTCAAAATGTCATCGTTCGCATCTGCAAAGCTTTTCCTGGCCGTAGAAGCAAGATGCCCCACAGCCGTTTTTGCAATACTGCCGGCATTGGTTCGGCTCATCTGCAGCGCGCCATCCTGATAACCACGGTTAGCATGACCCCGGACCTTTCTGGCGATTTGCTCATGCGTATCGCCCAGGAGAAAACCCTGCCGCACTGTATTGGAAATTCTTGCCATTCTGTCAGCTTCAAGGTTATCTGCCCACTCCGAAAGCAGGCGCCCCTGAAACGGCTGTGCCATCGCAGTTGCGTAAACGGCATCCGGTGAAATGCCCACCAGCGGGTGAAGCGATAGCACATCATCGGGGATCGCAAACTGGAACAGGCTCAGCTGAAAGCCTGCTTCGTGCTGAGCGAGTTGCTGCAGCTCATCAGATAGTCCCGCGTACATTGACTGCACAGCCTCGCGATTGAGAGCTCTGACACTAACGAGCAGCGCTTCCAGTCGCGACACGGTAAAGCTGTCAGCATCCAGGCTATCCATCGCTACCAGCAATCTGGCTGTCAGTTCCGCATCGCTGTCATTCAGGATTTTTATCATCCTGTTTGCAACGCTGGTGCTGTACCGCGCTATCCATATCGCATGCGCTATCGATTCATCCTGAAGCTTGTCATTCGCCGTTGCCATTTGCACCACCCGGGTTACTCAGTCCGCCGGCCAGCGTGACCTGCTGATTTCGCAGCTCGTCGATTACCTCTTCGGGCTTCGCATCCGGATCGATAAATTTCAGAGCCTGCAATACGCGAACAGCATCGACCTGACGTATATCACCACCCTGACGGAGCGACTGAACAGCTGTTGCAGCTGCGGCATCAAACGTCTGGGCTGAAACATCCAGTTCGGTGCGTACATCGACATTGCCGCCTTCTTTCTCGCCCAGCCATTCCGCCATAATCTGCAGGATATTATCGAGCGCATCCTCAAGCGAGCTTGCCATGGTGTAGAGAGGTGAATTCTCCTGCATCCGCTCTTCGTGAGTCTGATCTAAGGATTTAGTCGATGTGTTTTCCGCGCGCAGCAGTTTTGCGCCGGCCTGACGCATCTGGTTTTCCAGATCCTCAAGGGAAATCTTACCGGCTTCAATCGCAGCCCCGGTATGCTCGACATATTCCAGTCCCTGCCGCTGGCGGTCATCGAAACGAGTCGCAGAGGAAGAACCTATCGTCAACGTTTCGCCATCAGCCAGACCGTAAGCCACCAGCAACGGCACGCGAGCGACATGCAGGATGTTGTCCTGTTCACTCTGACTCTGCCAGTGCTTGATATTCAGTAAGGCGAGATTAAGCAGTGGCGGTGAACCGCGCATAAAGCCTGTGCGTTTTGTGTAAAGCGTCACCAGGGGAATATCATCGCGACTGGTTTCCCACTCGTCGTGAATCTGCCACTGGCTTTCGCCGTTATCACCTTTATTACGGCGATAAATTTCAACCTTGCCCGGCATGATATGGCGTATTTGCTCAACTTTCGTTTGCCCATAATCATCGCCATCAACAATGATGACCTCTCTGATACGCAGATCGGTCAGCACCACTTTCCCTTTAACCACTTTCGATTTCCAGCCGATGACCTGTCGTGGATTAAGCATCGTGGCATATGGGCGGGATCCTGCGGCTTTTTCGTCGGCTTTAGTTTTTACTGCCTCCGGGTCAATTTTCGGGAAATCCACCAGCGCATGTACCAGACTATTAGGCGACAATTACCCCGTCCGCATCGCGACAATTACTCTGGCCTGTTTGTAATCTGAGCGTCCTGTTTCTTCTTTCCAGGGAGAGGTTGTGACGCTGAATACCAGACAGGTCAGTTTTTACATGGCTCAACGTAATAAAGGTCTTACCCAGGAAGCCGCTGCGGCCACCACCGGCATCTCTGTTCGTTCCGGACGACGTATTGAAAAAGGGCAGTGGCAATCATCAGGTGAGCGACACTGGCGGACACGTCAGGATCCTCTGGAAGCGGTCTGGCTCAGTGATGTGCTTCCTTTACTCGCTTCCCGTCCGCAGATCTCGCCGACAACGGTTCTCGAATATCTGCAGGATAAATATCCGGGCCAGTATCCCGATAAGGTGCGCCGGACGCTGCAGCGCCGTATCCGTACCTGGAAAGCCTGCCACGGTGAGGAGCGGGAGATCATGTTCCGCCAGGAGCATCTACCGGGAATGCGGGCGCTGTCAGATTTTACCCAACTGAAAGGCACGGTTATCACCATTAACGGTAGCCCGCTGGAACACAAGCTCTTCCACTTCCGCCTTGAATGGAGTCGCTGGAGCTGGATGCGGGTTGTCACCGGTGGCGAGAGCTTCACCGCTCTCGCTGAAGGACTACAGGAGGCGCTGGGTCAGCTGGGTGGTGTACCAGCAGAACACCGTACAGACAGTCTGGCCGCAGCATGGAAAAACCTGAGCGAGGAAGACCACCGGGATCAAACAGCGCGCTATGCCGGGTTGTGTGAACACTACGGCATGACCCCCTCCCGCAATAACAGCGGACGGGGCCATGAGAATGGTTCAGTGGAGTCGGCTCACGGACACCTCAAGGAGCGTATACGGCAGGCCCTGCTGCTGCGTGGAAATAACGACTTCGGTTCCCTGAACGAGTATCGCCAGTTCGTTACACAGCAGGTGTTGCGCCATAACCAGCGCAATCAGGATCTGGTCCGTCAGGAGCTGGCACTTCTGAAGCCCCTTCCTCAGCGGCGGTGTGCTGACTACGAGGAGCTGTCTGTCCGGGTCAGCAGCAGTAGTACCATCAACGTCCGGCACGTTGTGTACAGCGTGCCATCCAGACTTATCGGACAGATGCTGAAGGTTCGTCTGTGGGATGACAGACTGAGTTGTTACGTTGGCAGCGATGAAGTTATGAGCTGTCAGCGGGTCCGGGCACCGAAAGGTAAACGGCGGGCCCGCAGTATCAACTTCCGGCACGTGATCGGTAGTCTTGTCATGAAACCCGGGGCGTTCTACCACGCCACACTGCGTAACGACATCCTGCCGGATGATGAATGGCGGCAGCTGTGGCAGCGGATGTGTTCACGTCTTGCCCCTCAGCTGGCCAGTCGCCTGATGGTTAACGCCCTGAAGCTGGCGGCAGAGCGGGAAGACATATCAGCGGTCGCGAAGGGGCTGAACCAGCTGCTGCTGGAGCCGGGAGAGCCGGATCTGCAGAAGCTGCTCAACTGGCTGGGCGTGAAAGATAAACGCCCGCTGCCGGACGGGAAACTGGTTCAGCACAGCCTGCAGGGTTATGACAACCTGATGCGTAAAGGAGGCCTGCAGTGACCGATATCCATACGCTTGAAAGGTTGCTCAGAAGGCTCCGTCTGACGCGCATAGCCACCGAGTGGCACAGCCAGGAGAAACGCGCGCTGGCCGAAGGGTGGACCCCTTCGCGTTATCTGCTGTCACTCTGCAGTGAAGAGGCGACGTACAGGGAAAGCGAACGGCTGCGGCGGTATATAAAGGATGCGCGGTTGCCAGTGGGGAAAACGCTGGCCGAATATGACTTCGGCCAGGTCCCGGAGCTGAATGCCGCACAGGTGCGTCAGCTGTGTGAAACGACGGACTGGGTGGACAGCGGGGAGAACGTCCTGCTGTTCGGTGCCAGCGGTCTGGGCAAGAGCCACCTTGCCGCAGCGATCGCGGACGGAGTAGTGAGCCAGGGCCACCGGGTCCGGTTCTACAGCGCCGGCGAGTTGCTGCAGGAGCTGCGTAAAGCCCGGTCGTTGCTGAGGCTGAACGAGATGCTTCTGAAGCTGGATCGCTACCGGGTGATAGTGATAGACGACCTGGGCTATGTCAAACGGGATAACGCGGAAACGGGTGTGCTGTTCGAACTTATCGCGCACCGTTACGAAAGAGGAAGCCTGATCATCACAAGTAACCATCCGTTCAGCACGTGGGGCAGCATCTTCGTGGACGAAACAATGGCGGTGGCAGCGGCCGACAGGCTGATCCACCACGGGTATATCTTCGAAGTTACAGGAGAAAGTTACAGAAAGAAAACATCAAAAGCAGTCACCCAGCAGTCAGCTAAGAAATAACTCAAAGGCGGCCAGAGTAGTTGACGCGTACCGGCCAAGGTAGTTGACGTCTAATACCAGACCATACTGGAATCCGATGCTGAAAAATTGCTGTGCCCAGACATCGAGCCGGTTTCCTTCCATATCAATATCTGGCGACAGCTCCCGTATTTGTTCAGGAGAGTCCTCACTCAATACCGTCGGCTCAGCAAACACTCGCCCGATGTTTTGTTTAATGGCCTCTTCATAGGCAGGGAGTAACGTTGCCGAAGCCAAACGCTCCTTATAACTTTCAGGATCTTCGTTCGGCCATTTCGGGAGATACTTCTTGCCCTGCCGGCGCATTTCCAGCGTGCCGCCCATCAGCGCATCATTAATATCCCATGCCTCAACCATGTCGTTATAGTCGAGGTTGGGCGTTGAAATATCAGGCATGGTTTTACATCCGCAGTTGGGTGACTTTTCCAGTCGGTTTGATAATCGGGAATTGCTTCACAATGAAATACCCACCGGCATCGTTGGGATGATCGTTATCCGCCGTTTTATCCGGCTCACCGTTTTCGCCCCAAACCTGTTGCTCAAGCGATTCTGTGTACACCGGGCACCGCTTTACATTCACTTTGTAGCGACGTTCACCGTTACCATTGCAGAACATGGCATTCATCGCGTTGATGCGGTCTTTCACTGGCGGGTTTGATGCATTAACAACCACATTGAAGCCAGCCTGCTTAAGCTGAGCGATATCTGTGGCGCTGGCATTGCTGGATTTGCGGGAATCGCCGGAAGCGTCCGGGTAAATATAGATTTCCCGCACCTTGCGATAATCGTTGCCGTCGTACAGCCAGAACCGTTCTTTTATGATGCGGATCATGTCAGGGGTGTCGTAAGCCTTCACGATTTCATTAACCGCAAACGGAAGCCCCAGACGTAATACATGAACAACCCCGGCCATCTTCCCGACGTTGAAATCCATACCGATATACAGCGGCTCACCTGGTAGCTCTTCCTCCCGACAGTTATTCAGCTTACGGTCAAACTGATGGTAAATCGTCCCGCTGGTCAGGTTAGTGAACTGGCCACGCAGATAAGCCTTGATCAGCTCCGGCGGGTATGACTCCATCAGCGACGGGATATAGTCCGGCGGTAGATTCTTTTCGTTGTCGAACGTCGAGGCCTGCACCAGGCCGTACAGCGTTGAGAGCGAAGGCTTATCTCGTACAGCCTTTGCGAACTGCTGATAAACGAATTTAAACCCTTCCGGCGTCGTGGTAACGTCGATCCCGTTACGAAGACCGTCCACGTTGTAACGCATACGGGCAATGATTTTTCGCCAGGCTAACTGCGCCTTTTTGGCGGGCATTACGTCCAGCTCATCAATCAGCGCGTTACCGATTTTAAAACCAACGATGGTTTGCGGTTTCTCCATCGAGCGGCAAATCGTCGTTCCTCGGTACTGGCGCCCGGCGTAGAAGTGAACCTCTTTGTTTCCCTCGTTGATTTTGACATTCAGCCCCCAGTCGTGGGCCACCTCCTCAACAGTGGGATAAAAGATGTCACGGATCTGCGGATACGTTGGCGCAAAGTAACCCTGGTTGATTTTGGGGTGTTCCCACATCCCTTTGCAGATACCACCGCAGCCGACCCACGTCTTACCGGAACCGAAGCCGGCGACGTAGGCCTTAAACTTGTACTGCATCGCAAGAAATTTGGCCTGAGGGATGTTAAGCGTCGGTGCTATCGCCATCCTCTTCCCTCACTCGTGCATCGACTACGTTGATATTGATTGCAACTGGCGTTGGTTCGTCATCCTCCGGATCAGCAGCCAGCTCTTTGCGTAATTTTTCGACCTCCAGCTGCCGGCGCTCAATTTCAATCAGCTGCAGACGCTGGGCGAACTCGCTATCAGCCAGGCCGAGACGTTTCATCACCGCCTCGTACATCCGCTCCCGGCTGATAGCGGTAATCTCCACGCCATTCTTCCCAAGCTTCACACCGGAATAGGCAAGCGCAGCATCAGGCGCCAGTTTTCGCGTATCGGCGAAGAAAGGCTGGCCGATGCCATCTCCATTACAGCGAGGGCATTCCGGGTTAGGTGTGCTGGTGTGGTCGTAACCGTAACCACCAACATCGACGGGTTCGCGACGTTTTCGCTCAAGTTCTTCGAGGCGTTTCTCTTCGTACTCAACAGCGTCACGCCATTGATACTGGTGACCGAAGCCCCAGCAGTAACGGCAACTCCCGCGGCGATACTGTGATAGCTGGTTGGCGTCGAACGTTGCCAGGCGCCACATCTGCTCAAGCACTTCATCAGCGCTTCCGAGCGTGCGCACAATGGATGCTTTCTGCTGCTGCGCAATGGCCTGCGCAATACTAACTTTTGCTAACAGCCTTGCTCCCTGTTCATTCGCTGTCTTCTTGCTGTACCCGGCACGGATAGCGGCCTGTGTGGCGTTGTTGTCCTTCAGGTATTCCGCGACAAATGAACGTTGTTGATCGGTGAGGCCATCATCATCCACCAACTCTTCTGCGCACTTTTCCTTTTGCGCAGTGCGCAGTTTCTTCTGCGCAGGTTTTTGCGCAGTGGGTTTCTTGATGTATCGGCGGGCGGTAGCGTAATTCAGTCCCTGCGCTTCACACCAATCCTTCGGTGATACGCCGGTTGCGGCATGATCGGACAGGAACCGTTGCTGAAGCTCGCCCCAGTCCGGTTTTGCCATGGATTATTCCTATTTAACGTGAGGGAGAAAAAGGAATTACTGATTCTCCATAAAATATTCACTTTTATGTTTTGGAATTAAGGCTCTTTAGTTCAGGAGTTATTATGAAAAGAATTATGCTTGCTGTTTTTGTGATCTGTGGTGCGCTGTCACTTTCAGGATGTATCCTTCCCCCTGGTCCCCATGGAGGCGGACATGGTGGAGATCACTTCCATGGTCCTGAGCATCGTTAATCGCCTGAGGGCTTTCATTTTACAAATGATGAAAAAGGCCGCAAAAATATGCGGCCTTTAGTTACTACCAGCTAGCGTATAAAGAATCTCTCAGGAGCCACCCGGGAGAGGTTCATCTATACGGCTAACTGACCTCTGCCGTTCTGGTGTTGGCAGGCAGAGACGTTATGAGAGTAGTGAGTATTTCAAAATTCACCGGGATAAACAGACAATGATGTCAGTTACCCCGTGTAACTGGTAATTGGTGATTGATTGAACTGTCAGCTCAGACGATTTGTCTGATGGGCATTATCGCAGGCACTCTATGAATGCCTGCTGTAATGCCTTAGCTGACCTGCTCAGCGGCAGTATCAAACAGCGCCAGCGCTTCGGTCGCTTCCTGGATTGCCTTACGGGTCTTCGAGACAATCTCACTTTCCGTGAAAACACGATCGAAAGAGTCAGCGAATAGCTCAGACTTCAGATAGCTGTCGCCTACCCAGTCAATGGCTAACTTCGCCGCTGCAGTGTCGTAATTCACTTTCTTGATAATATCCAGGCGGATTTGCTCAGATGCGGTGATCTCTGACATGTCTTACCTCTTTGATAAATAATACATACAGAAAGGCCCTGTATTAACAGGGCCTTTTATCGTCAAACTTTAGGGAACCAACGCTACAAGCCAGGTAAAGTAATGACACCCTGACTTTATACTAAAAAGTGACTCATATTAGAGCTAATGGTGATCATCCATAAAACCAGCCTGCGACAGCAAGGAACATGGCTGACAGAAAACAACAAATTGCAGTTTTATGCATCAATACACCGTAAAAGGCGCAAGATATCACGACAAGAAGTACAATAAGGACAGGCCACATACTAAACAAAAGAATAGCATATGACTCCGAATTATTATAAATATTATTTTGCACTAGCATCATAATCCTTCTACGGTGTTTGAAAGCATTGCAATGATGCCAATTTTAAATTCCAACAGCGAATTTATAATAAATAGAAACCATCAAACTAACGAAAAATCACTCTTGCCAAACAAAAATCATTACCAAGAAGATTCAACTACAACCCAAATATTCAACCCGTGTATATAACGCTGCACCGGAACACAAACAAATACACCTTCATTTAAACTTACTGACTTTATTATACTACCCGCAGGAGGAAAAACATCCCCACTCCCAGGCAACTTGTTAATTTGTTCAGTACCATATCGATAATACTCTGGAAGTTGTGGAAGTTTGCACTCAGTCATAATTAGCAGCTCATTTTATAAGAACTCAATGTAGCATGTATGATGAACTAAAAAACCCACATTGCAAACAATATATTTCGTTAAAGTGAAAAACATTGCTTCGCGAGGAGATTTTTTTGTTCACAGCTTCTCTTACCCTCTAAATTCCCTAAGGTTTTACCTAATATCTTAATTTTGAAATGGTAGAAATATTATGAAAGTTACAGACGTACAATCCATGAAGCATACACTCACTAAGCTTGTTAAATCAGAAACACATTCTACACTTACTTATGACTTTGCTCTGCCATGACAAAGTCTACTGTTCTACCCGTGAGCTCAGGGATGAGCCACTTCCTGTAGTGTCAGACCATCCATTTTTTCTCAAAACCAGTAGAAAAACACCTCGAAATCTGACTAAACTCCGACATTGGCTGCCTCTGCAGCGCCCCGTCAATTTGTCGGATTTACTCCACGGGGTTTTTTATCACCTGAGACTGCTGGGCAAAGGCTCCAAGAATCCAGCCCACCAGCGGTACACATTCCCGGCATCCAGAAGCAGGATACCTGAGAGATGTTATATCCTTCGAACATATGAGGAATGTATCGTAAGTAGTTCTATTCAAAGGTGAGTTCATCAAGCCTTAATGGTTTTCTTATAAAAGCCTTTTGGCATTCGATTATGAGTATCTGCCCCTCGCACAATGAGCAAAACACAGGAGAGGATTTACCGGAATCACCATTTCCACAGGTGAACTCCTTAACCCCATAAATAGTGCGCTCAACCGTTTTATCTCTGATAAGATTGATATGCCCTGCATGCTTTTCACCTTGTACTATGTATTTAGACTGCTTACCTGTTATACCCTCAGAGAAAATTGCCACCCCTTTATCAAAATCCCAGATAAAAATCTTACGCCCACCGTCAGATACAAGCATTTCCAGTGTCAGCTTGTCATTCGATGCTGGGTCAGACATTCTTGCATAGCATTTTCTAATCACAACACACCTACCAATTTTTAGGTAGAATATAAGCACACCAGAAGCAGCATTCAACAAGAAAATAATCTGTCCTGCATAAGCCAGCCAACTGGCTTTCTCCAACCGCAGCTGACGTAAACACTGAATGGCACACTAGCGCAACAGCTTCAACTGGCAGGAAAGGTCCTCAGGCTTTGACTGCAACACCACCAATGTTAAAGCCATAAAAAAGCCACCCAGAGGTGACCTTAGCGATGAGAATAAATGAAGCATGAATGAAGACGGTCTCAACGCTCTGCTATCTGGTTTAATCGGACGGAGCCTGAAGTTTGAAATATATTGTTTTTGTTAAGCCTTGAGTCGGTTTATTGGCTTCATAACGCCATTGGGCCATTGCCGCAATAACGGCAGAGTCGAATAGGTGCTGAGGTTCTGATTTTAGGATCCAAAGCTTTGATATCTTGCCATCAACACCTACGTTATATCTAACCGCCACACCTCCTTCAATCCTGTTAGCCAGTGCGTAATACGGATATGCAGGATGCGGCGAATATAGCAGCTTTGGTTGAGGGTTTTTAGCGGAGCTGGAACACCCCAGAAGCATACCACACAGGAAGATCGTACCGATAAATCCCTTTTTCATGAAAACACCAATACCGTGAATGTAAATCAACATTATCAAGGTACAGCCTTAACGTGTAGAGGAGAACACCTATTAATGGTAGACATCGAAGCCCTTCATCAACTGAGACTCTTCTGTAATGTTCAATCCTTCAGCTGAGGTAGGCAGTGCTGTTCAGAGTGTGAGTAGTCAATAATGCACTCATAGCCCTGTACAACGCAGCCGTCCTGCAGTTTAACTTCAATCTTTCGTACCTCTTTTGGTTTGCTGTGGATAAACAGCAGAAAAAAAATCATAAATATCTACCGCTTACGCTTGTTGTTTCTGGGCTGGCTCCTAGGCTAAAAGAGCCATTACATAAAAGACCTTGCGTTTACTTACCCGTGGACCTCAAGGATGAGGCCATTTATTTAACTCAATGAGCAGGGGTAATGCTACGGCAGTTGGCTTGCACTGCTTTGTTGTGCGCCAGAATGTCGCGCTTGGTCTGCATATCCAGCACGTCGATATCGTAGTCGGTCAAGTAGATGACCCTCACCCAGTTGCACGCCGTATCAACGACTACCGGGGCGGGTGAAGTGCTCGCGCAGCTCCCGATCAACATTGTCATCAGGCATATGGCTAACAGTCTGCTGTACATCAATGGCCCCTTTCACAACTTCCGCCTTACGTTCTGCCGCGGCGACGGTGGCGGCGGCATTCTCTTCGGTACGCTGCAGATCGGCTTTGGCTTCTGCCTTACTGGTACCGCGAGCATGACCAATACGGAACGCGCCAGCTATAGCGCCCAGGATGACGACCACCAGCCCAGCAATAATTTCGAAGCTCACTGCTGCGGCTCCTTCAGTTCTTCGGCCTTAGCTTTCAATGCTGGCTGGCGTACGTATTGCGAAAGCACCGCCAGCACCACCAGCGCAGGGCTAATCAACGCAACAATGTTTGGAGGCAGAATGTTTTTGATATCCGGCGGCAGCATCGCCCAGGCGTGCAGCGCAGCATCTGGGAACGACTGCACCCACATGCCAACCAGCGCACCGATAGCCCCCAGCTTTACAGACCACGTTTTCAGCAGCAGGCTGGCATGGGCAACGAACTCCAGCCGGGTATATTTGCGCAGCAGTAACAGAACGAGCACAGCCACCAGCACGAGCAAAGCGAAGATGATCATCTTCATAGCACGCGCTCCTTAACCCAGCCGTAGAGAAAATCCTCGTTGGCTTCGCGGCCCTCCGCCAGTTCGAGGTATCTGGCGCCCTGGCTGCAGTTCAGCGCACGTAACAGAACCTGTTCCCCCTCTTTCCCGCGGGCTGAAAGATATCCCTTAAGCGCAGTGATGGTTCGGGGGCCAATGGCGCCATCCGGGATCAGATCGGGATACAACTTCCCACGCATGTTAAGGGCAGTGAGCCAGCGCTGGAAAAACTTACTTGCAACCGATGGCCCCATGTTCACGCCAGTGTCGCAAAGCTCATCTGCCAGTAACGTAGATAAACTTGCCACCTGATCGAATCGGGGGCCGGTCCAGTAATCGCTGAGCAGAATTTGCTTTGCTGTTTCCCTGGGCAGATTTCTCATATCACCGGTGTAACCATGTGCTCGAGCTGTGGTCTGCGTGATGCCCCAGCGGGTCGGCCCGCCTTTATCTGACGGATGATCGACATAACCGCCCTCTTTGCCGAGGATCCCCTCGATAGTCTGGTCTGCTGTCATTGTGCTTTCACTCCGGTGATTCGTTCCCAGAAATACGTGAGCGCTACGGAACCCATAGCACCACTGATACCGGCAGTGGCCAGTATCATGTAAATACTCAGGCCACCTTCAATGCTGATGAGCCCACCAATAACCCCGGTAAAAGCCGAAACCACAATCTGCGCAAAAGCATTTATCCAGCTCCATTTTGCTTTGCCCTGCTTTACATCCATCAGGAATCGGACAAGGCCGCCCCAACCAGCAATGATCAGCAGAGCCAGCCAGGTGATTCCGGCCATGCTCTCTTTGTCTTGCATATGCTTTGCCATAGGTTCACCTCCGGGTTAACGGGGTGCTGTGAGTTTGATAAGGATCAGGACCGGCGGGAGGAATACTCATCAATGGTGATTCCGGGTACCTGAAAGAAAAAAACCACCTGTGCGAGGTGGTTGGGAAATTCAATACGAGCTATGTATCAGTGGATAGTGTATGGTTGCGGACCATTCATCAGGAAATGTCATATGCAACAACGCAAAAATTCAAAAAACAATCGCAACTACCTCATCAAATGTACCTGCCCTAACTGCATCAACCAATCAGAACATAGTTACACCCGAGTCCAAAAAGGTTCTGCGCTGATGTGCCCCCACTGCAGTAAGATTTTCACTCAAGACAAACTCCCTCTAGCTTAGGCTTTACGTAATCATAGTATCGGTAAAGCATCCACTGCTGTGCCCGTCTTGATTAGAAAAGTGAGTCCGTTAGCTAAATTCCGCCAAGACTGGTATAGGCCTACAGACTGAACTTTTGACGTGCAGGGCCCCAGAAGACAGCAGGCCTACCGTAATGGAAGGCCTTAAGGGGTTATGCTGCATGTGGGGTGCCAGATAACGACAGGTAATTCTTCGGTCAGTCATCATGGCTCGCTCTGAGGATTCACATCTTAGTGTTTACCCCTTCGCCAGCCAGATGAAGGTATAGCTTTTTTTGATTTTTCTTTGAGCTGGTTACGAGCAAAAAGAAGCCCGCTGAGAGAGGCGGGCTGAAGTTGGCATTTCAAGGAGCAACGGTAAGAGCGCGCCTGATTGTCCGAGCTACCGATTTACCAGGATGCATTTGTTTTTACCGTTACGTTCTTTAAACATAGAAGGGTAACTGTAAACAGTAAACCCAACATGAATCTTAAATATGTTTAGTGGCAGTGTGGTGCCGGGTGCCTCCCGGTGAGCATGCCCCAGTCGGCATGGCCCGCGCTGCATTTACAGGTTTCTGTAACTGACTGGTCGCCCCTCCGCATAGGGGGATTCACCACATCAATACGTTATGTTGCAAACGTAGCTAGCGTCAATACACTCTGCATACATTGCTATCGAAGAGCGACTAATCACAGGCATAAAAAACCCGCATTTTATGCGGGTTTATGACTTCGCAGCTTAGATTATCTGAATGCTGAATTCAGAGAAACTTCAGCATCCGGTTCGTGCGTAATTCTGTTTCTCAGATCCCGGCGAATTATCTCAATGGACCAGAACCACACTAGGTGTCCAAATATTTCAGAAACGTTTTCATACCATGGTAGTTCGAACAACGGTGGGGTTAGGCCCATAAGCGGAAACGAAATCATATGGACAAACAGTTGTGCGAGTGCACCAGCAAGCAAACCCTGCCACAGCTTAATTTTTGGAAACACCTCGGCAACTACACAATACCCAACCGCGAACACGATGGAGAATATGATATGTGTTACGCCTACCCAGTTAAACACATGTCCGGCGAAGGTATAGACAGCCGCATTTGGATCGACCAGCCCTAACCAATCACGCAGAAAAATATAAGGAGGGTTAAGGAAGTTTCTGGAACAATCAATTTGCCCGGCAGCTCGAATTAATGACTCTGGTCCACAGGCACTGGTAAACATGTCGACAGGGCTACGAGGTGGTAATGGTACTTCAGCACCCCATTTAACAAATGCTGAAACCACCCCAGAAATAAGCCCGATAAACAATGCAACACCATAATGCCGTCTGCGAGGTTCGGTTCGCACAAAAATATCTTTTAACGCCATAAGACCATCACTTATAAAGAATATTTACAGTTCCTTAATATTCCTTAAGTTTGGCGCATGGCATTTTGATTCAGATCACACTTTATAGCCGATTTCAGGCATTTGTTTTCAAAAACACAAAACCCTGCAGTAGCAGGGTTTATATGAATGTTTTCGCTCAGGGGCTTTATTCCACGATTTAAAATATACACGACAACTTCGGACAAAATCAAGCATCGTGCGCTTAAAATGCAAAATAATGCGCCCATTTACTCAATCAGCTGTTGCTCGTTGAAACTCTTCATCTGCCCTCTTCTCTTCCCTCCAGCATAGGTCCACCAGCGCATCGCAGAAAGGTTTCCAGTTGCGCGTCCATGTTCTGATGTGCAGGTCTGGGATAAGCGTCAGAATCGCTTTATAAGCAGCAGTAGACGGCATCGTTGAAAAGCCATTCCCCGAACAGCGTTCACAGATTTTATATACCGGTGCTCCCTGCTCTTTTGTCGCTTTGCGGTCCAGAACCCGGCCAGAACCACCACAGCGGCAGCGAGCGTTTATTTTCCCCTTACCGTCACAGGCTTCACACTTAGCGCTGAAGACGGCTGTTACTTCAGTCCACTTATCCCAGTCGGAAGGACAGACAGCACGGGATTTTTTAGCCCAATATGGTGCTTTGCCCCACGGATTAGATACTTTGCGTTCCGTAGTGGTTGTTTCAATCTGTCCGGTGCCATTGCATACCCTGCAGACTCCCGTTGTTTCCGCGGACCGGGAATACTCCGCAAAAGCAAACTTCGCCAAAATCAGGCAGCAGTGCCCCAGCTCTTTACCCGCGGTTTTGCGTACGTTCTTCGGTGCGGTGTCAATCGCATACCGCGCTAGCGCCTGGACGGCCAACTGCTCATCTGTCTTGCTGATGCCAGCCTTTCCAAAGAATGCTGCCAGTCCGAACCTTGCCCTGCTGCTTGTCACCCCAATACCAGCCATAACATCCGTACCGTTGAGACGATCAGGTGTTGTGCTTTTCACGTCATCGCTGATGTGCATACCCTGAGGGCTGAAATATTTTAAGGATGCTTCGAGTTTCATGCTTTCAGTAACCCCTCTTTTTTCCATATAGCCAATGTTCTTAGCACACCTTCCGCATGCATCAGGCGCAGTTCGTCGCGGGTGTAATCGGTGGTTTTCTTTCTGCCATCAATGAGATCGTGGCAAGCACTGCAGGCAATTGCTCCCTGAGTATCGTCCGGCTTGCATCCAGTTCCGCAGGTACCCGCCAGGCGGTAATGCGCCAGAACACTGGTTTCCGGATTGCCATTGCAATACCCGGGGATCCGTACTGTGCATTCGCGGCCTCGGGCCGCTTTACGAAGGTTTGCCATAATCACTCCCACATCCTGTTGCGCCAGCGGGAGTCTGGCCGCGGCGGATTTTTGTCCTCCACCAGCTGCGCGCTGACGGTCCATGTCATAAAGTCAGGGTTTAAGCTTCGTTCGACCTTAACGCCCCGCTGACGATATCTCGCTACCAATTCTTCGGCCTGCTGCGTTGTGCATTCGTGATGGTGAAACCATGAGCGTTTCATCGGCATCACCCCGCGAAACTTAAAAGCTGGTTGGCGGCGTTCTCAGCTTCCTGCAGGCTGTTGAACGAACGAGAGAGGATCCATCGCCAGAGAACATCGAGCGATGCTTTGTACAGTTCCTGGAATTCGCATTCGTCCATGCTGGCGAAAGAAATGCTGCGAGGGTGTTTTTTCAGCGTACCGTCCGGCAGCTGTATGGCGTCATAGTGGCCTGCTTCTACGATGACCCACGCCCGGTAAGCATCGAAAGATTTGCAAATACTGATTGAACCGGATCGCTTCTCGGCTATACGGTCGAGATATTGCCCGGCGGCATCAAGTAACGCCGATTCACTCCCGCCATATGCAGCAAGGTATTTGGCGTAACCTGTGATAAGCCTGCGCTCGTTAGACGAAATCGCCCCGCCGGTAGGTTCCCAATATTCAAAACCGAGATTGAGTAAAGCAAAGTAACGGCGGTGAAACGCCGGATTACGGACAAGCTTAAAGTCGGCCTCCAGAACGGCGCCGAGCTTGCATTTTGATTGCAAGAAATCGCTGGTCTCCTGCGTGGCAGGGATCAAAATTCCTTGGGTCTGTTTTATAAGGTGTAATTGCTGCGCCATGGGTTTCACTCCGTGGCGCTGAGATGCTCCGTTGCCGTTGTTCAGGCGGCAGGTAAATTATTGCAGCTTACTCTCGGTTTCGTCAATGCAGCCAGCTTCTTTAGCTAGCTCTTTAAACTCTTCAATCGTTAGCAAAAACTGACTTTTTCTTACCTTTTCGAGTCCGGTTATTTTCCCTCCATCACTCGAAATTAAAAACTTCCCGCCCTGCCTGATAATGTCCACCACTTCGGCGATATCGAGCTCCACTTCATCCCCCTGAGCGACATACAGACGCAAAAAATATAGTCCGGCGACAGCATCAAAGGGACACGCTTATTGCGATGCTTTGGGAAATGCCAGCCACCAAAAGGTGAATCAGTAAAACCAGTCGTCTGCGCTTTCCCATGTCTCTTGCAGAATTTGCTCAACGCGTTTCTTATCGCCATCAGCGCCGCCCAAAACGCTAAGGCCATCGTTGCTTGTGCGTCGAATGGTTAATTTGCAGTCATCATAAGACTGGGACAAGCGGCGCAGCAATTCCTGCTCAAGCGCAGGTATGGCGCCATCAGGGAGTTTTTTATGTTTATCAATTGTGACTTCAACTTTCATGGTTAGCACCTCACATAAGCACTGTACAAATAAACAGTATACCGAGAGAGTGAAATGGTCAAGAGGTTAAAGGCTCTTTTTGCCAAGGCTATGATCCTGTTTACGCTGATGTTTTACAGGAAATCAAAACTCCGCCGTAGCGAATTGAATTAGTGTGGATTGATTTTCATTGATGACAACTATCTCGTTGTTGCTGGGAGCAAAGAATGCATTTAAAAGATTAGTAGTAGAAGATGAAGGGGATGCCAAGAAATGATGAACATAAAAATTAGATGATCTTGAGAATGATTGCCACTGAATTGTTAATCTTATGTTACATGAAAAGTAAGAACACATGACGTCTTGCGATATAGCCTGTTTCAACTGTGCGGCATAAGGCCGCGTAAGTTTTACATCCGATGAAGAAATCAGCATTCGTTCAGATTTTCTAGTTTTTTTTACTTTGCTGACATTCCTCGCCAAGCCTTATGGAATGAGGGTCCGGCTTTTTTTCTCTTAGGCAACCTCAACGTAACGTCAAAATCAACCCTTGTACTCAAAAGATTCCTTACTAAAATACTCACCATAGAGGGTTATTTTTAGTTTGATAGACTGCATATAGTATTTATCCACAGAGTTAGTCGCTAGTGCTTTCTGTGGATAAAAAATGAAAAAGCCCAGGTGATTAGACTGGGCTCTTTCAAACGGAAATTGAGATTAGGCCTCTATTTCCGTGCCAAATGTATCTGGCGACTTAAGCTAGCTTAACCAAAGGTACAACATTCTTCAAGTTGCCCAGCAGACATTCAAAGGCAGCCTGAAGGTTACTTACTGATTTAAATACGGAATATTGCCAAGTTTTTGGTGATTCGAAAACTCCACCCAAACAAAAATCGTGCTGAATGTATCTGGCGACTACTGATACAGCAACTGCCAAGGGCATGCCTGAGGGTGTTGGCAGCGAGGCGCGAGAAAACTAAGTGAGACCTCACATGGTTAACTTACTTTTCAAAATCGTACCACCGATGGTCGTGATTATTAAAGCGATCATTGAGTACGTAAACCAGCGTCCATAAGCCTGGTTTTTTGTCAAAAGCCCGTTTAAACGGGCTTTTTTACCAAATTTTATATAAGTTAATAATTGGATTCTTGCATGAACGTTCGAAACTGACTTTCTGTATTCTGCTAAGTGCATCAAAATTACTTTTACTATCCATCTTACGCGACTTTCATCTGCTGGCACATTTCCGGCAGATTTGCCCTAACCAGTGCCTCAGCGAACAGCGGCGGCACAGCGTTGCGACAGATAGTAGCCTACCTATCTTTGACGTATTTCATGCCCAGATAGTTCTACCTAACGGTTTATTGATGAGGAATTCTATCAATAGAACATAATAGACCCGCTGAACGAGGCTGTGATTTTGTGGTTACAGAAAGCAAAAACCCGCCGGAGGGCGGGTTAGGTAGTTAGGAAAAAAACTTATTATTGGGATCATCTGGCAATAAAAAAGGGATATGGTTTCTAGAATAACCAACTATTACAATCTCGTTCTCTTCATTTTCGGAGGGGTAATAATGTATACATTGCTGTGAAGTTCTGCCGTCAGGATTAAAGTAAAGGCACTTTGTCATGTTTTTTATCCGACCACGACTCCAGGTTGGCCCACAATGGTAGTGCCAATAATTCTCTTCCTTATAGCCATCAGCGCCAGGGATGTCTTCATGGTTATCATAAACCCAAGACTCTTTGTTTTTTCCGATAATAAAATCTTTCTCTGCAATTTCTTTTATGAAATTAATGATTTCAGTTCTTTCTTCTTTGGTTAAAAACTTCCAGTCAGTGCAGAATGGTGTGTCATTGTCACCGTCGCGAAAGTAACCAGAGAGTTTTCCTTTGTATGCCATCTGGTGATCTCCCTGTTAATCAACCACCAATAGCATTCAAGATCTCATCAACACTCATCGTAGCATCGACAGAAAAATCTCGCTCACTTTTACGTGAACGACCACCAATGCCACGATATAGCTCAGTCCAAAACTGGATTACGCTATCTGAGGAGACAACCATTCCTGAAAAATTTGCTGTATATTTTATGGTACCAGGAGTTGCTGTTACAGTTTTAAGTTTGGAGCTTTTTTTTCCACCCCAAAAATCAACCAAGTCAATGCATATAGGGCCGAATGAGCCAGAAGAGATCGGTTCAATAGAAATAGTATCAGTCATATTTCCACCCCTGCCCTTCGATGAGAGTAGTCAAAGCTCTATGAAACTCTTGAACTGACAGCTTAGATAAAGTGACCGAACCAAATTTTACTATGTCAACTCTAGCACCCGTGATTTGTCCTTGCTCATTTGCATAATGGGATACTTTCGGTCCCATAAACGCAAAATTCACAACATCAACCCCGCCAGACTGGTACGGAGTCATAGAAACAACATCAGCCCTGATTTCAAACTCATCACTGTTTACAGGTACCACAGTAGGCTTCCGTTCGGTACTTGACATATCCATCTCACGTTAAGGTAGTTAGCTTAAGATCGAGTCTATTACCTTAAAGGTAATCCTTCAACCTTTGGTTGAATGTAATACACATCAAAAAGCCATAGTAATCGACAAAAAACACGAAAAATCACCGTGTACCAGGATGCACCTCATATCTGCGCCTCCTGTAGCGCTTCTGGATTCGTTTTAGACGTGGTTGCTATAGCTTCGTTTTCGGGATGGACAGCACGTTTTGATCTTCTGTTGCGGTCCCTCAATTAAAAACCCACCTAACGGTGGGTTGTGGCTTTGCGTTCTGCCGAGGTTACCGTTAAGCAGCCTCACATTCCTGACACATCTCTGGTAAATTAGCCCTCACCAGAGCCTCAGCAAAAGGCGGAGGCACCGCATTGCCGCAGCGTGCAACCTGTTTATCCTTCGCATACTTCACACCGCGGTAATCCTGGTCGATGATGTACCACTCCGGGAACCCCTGCGCGCGGTAGAGTTCATGCGGCTGCAGCATGCGCATGCCGATGTCGACAATGCGGTAAGTCACTCCGCCGATATCCACCAGCCCGGTGCTATCCTCCCCGCAGTATTTCTGCAGGAACGCCAGCACCTGCTGCGCGCGCTCTTCGTCATAGTCCTCGACCGCCAGAGTCGTTTTAACCTCCCCTACGTGCTGGCCGCCGGCAGTTATAGTCGGCATCGGCTCGTCAGTAGACTGGCCGTCACGGCAAGTACCGCGCAGTTTAACCAGATGAGAAGCGACTAAGGCGTGGTGATCGACAGTCGTTACTGAATGCGCAGGCTCATCCAGCCCCACGCCCGGCCCCGTATAGTTGCCGCCGTAGTGCTTCGCCAGAAATGCGCTGGTCACGGCAAATTTGTTACCACCAGCGGTTACTGTCCCCAGTGGCTTTTCCAGCTGCAATACGCGCGGCTCCTGCCCTGGTCGTTCGCCATAGCCCATCTGAATTAACGTCGGCATTACCAGTTGCGATTTACCACCGCCGCCCGCTGTGATGGTTGCGCTTGGCTCGTCTGCGCGGTGGCCGACGCTGGCACCGAATTGCCGGGCGATAACTGGAGTGACGACGCAGGCTCGTGACTCTTTCAGGATGGTGTGAGCAGGTTTATCAAGCGGGCGCGGTTTTGCCTGGTATTCGCTGCCACCGTTGCCAGCGAGGAAAGGGACAAGGCCCGCCTCAACAATCCCCAGCGCATGACCATTCCCGCCCGGGCGCCTGGACGTTCCGGCGGTCACTGTCGGTACCGGATCGGTAACTGGCTGCCCGGTGGCGCCGGTGCGGAATTTTGTCAAATGAGGTACCGCGATTGCGTAGCCGTGGGTTTTCGTAATCGTCTGCAGCGGATCGTCCAGCGCCTGCCCCCGGAAACAGTCATATTTCCCGCGTGTCGTTGTGTGATTGCACTTCACGATGAACGGCGAAGCACTTTCGATAACAAAGCGCTGGATTCCCCGGGCAATGCGACGGTGCGTGTTTTCCGCCAGCGGCTTTTTGCGGCCAAAAATCGACGGAGCTGGGATTGACCAATCAATGCATTCTGCAGCTGTGCGCCATGGCGCCAGTTTTCCGGCCAGCACCGCCGGTGATTTCGGATCCCCGTGGGTTGCTTCCGGCCAGACTATTGGTTGCCCGTCTCGGCGCATCACCATGAAGAACCGCTTACGGATGGTCGGCGCACCATAATCACATGCGCGCAGCTCGCGATACTCAACGGTGTAACCCAAACCATTTACCAGCCGTGCTGCATCCTCGCTATCAAGCGAAATATTCAGAAATTCGCAGCATTCGGCCAGCGCCGGATGATCCGCTGAAATGCCTGTGGTAAGCATGCCAATGAACGCCTCAAAAGTTTCGCCAGCACGAGCAGGATCTGGACGCATTTCACCAGCGAGCAGCGGCCCCCACGTTTTAAATTCTTCAACGTTCTCCAGCTTCATCACTCGGGGTTTAACATCCAGCCCCCAGCGCAGTACCACCCAGGCCAGTCCACGGATCGCTTTCTCGACAGGCTTAGCTCCTTTCGCTTTTGAAAAGTGACGGCAATCTGGTGAAAACCACGCCAGCGCTACCGGGCGGCCAGCGGTCGCGACCTTTGGCCTGACTTCGTAAACCGATTCGCAATAGTGCAGAGTTCCCGGGTGATTGGTGGTATGCATAGCTACAGCGTTTGGGTCGTGGTTTATCGCGATGTCCACGCTACGCCCAATCGCCAGCTCGATGCCCGTCGAGGCGCCGCCGCCACCAGCAAAGTTATCAACGATGATTTCGCTATCTTTCACGCGTATTTCTCCATGGCACAGGCCAGCGAACCAGCTGCGGCGATAATTGACAGTACCGGCATTTTTTCCAGCCACATACGGTTGATATGGTGCTGCAGTCGGCGCTGGTGGTGTGCCGGGAGTGTCCCGGCGTTTTTGATCTGAGAGAAGACCATACTGACTTCCGCTGGCCATACTGTTTCAGGCACATCCACCAGCAGTAGGCTTTCCAGTTCCTGCAGGCGTTTGCAGGCGTATTCCAAGGAAGAGTCCATCACTTCACCTCCTGCGGGGCGGCTGCGAGCATGGCGGCGCGGCAGGCGTTCCAGCCCTTCACCTCAGCGATGGCTGCTACTGCATCCACGGCGTACATGCTCAGTGTATTTGGAATTGGTTTTTCCTCCGGCACTACCGGCGCTGGCTGCGCGTGGCGATAGAGCAGAATGACACGGCGAGGGTCAGCGTGCAGCGTGATGGGGTTAGCCTTGAACAGATAACCGCACCCATCTTTTTCAACATCACGCAACTCAGCCTCGTCAGTCCATCCCACCGGATTGCTGTCCCTCTCGGCCTTGCGGCGTTCCTGTAGCTCTTCAAGTGCCAGCATCATCGAATCATGCAGTGCCTTCTGATATGGAAGGCCTTCCTTCTGGCAATACTCTACGCGGCTACGGCGAAAAGCGATCAGCTCTGCTAGAGTCTCATCGTCCAGAATTTCGCTGGTTAATTTGCTGGTCATTGGTTGGCTCCCCGAAATAAAATTGCCTGCTGAAAACCGATTAAGAACCACAACCCATCAGCGCGCTGGCTCATTTCGTACCAGTCCTCTTTGTTGAGGTCTGAAACGAGGTTGTCACCACAAATGCAGGTATCAACACCGCGAGATTCTGAGTCGTATACGGCGCCCGGAGTAAACCAGGCTGGCGTAGTGGAACTGACGCATATCATTTTTTTTACGCCCATCTACTCAGCCTCCACCTTGATGCCAACGGCGGAAACTGTACGTGCATAAACGATCACGCCATCCTCGGGGCGCTTGCGCGGCAAAAAGATACCAGGGCGCGGCCACAACGCAATAAAGCGACATTCGCTGTTTTCAAGACGGTGAAATGCTTTCTCGCTCATCACACCTACCGGGCGAAGATGCTCCTGTTCGCGCTCCAGTTCGGCGATACTCAGCTGCGCCTTCTCCAGCGCCTCTATGAGCTGATCCGTGTAATGCTCAACTTCAACAGCCATTTGCCGCAATTCATCGTTAGGTGCGTAGGCAATGAGCCTGGATAAACGGTGAATATTTGCGTTTTTTTGTACGCTAGTCAGTTCGGTGATATCAGTCATGGCTGGCCTCCTCGAATAACACATCACCCTCAATACCGCCGACCTGATAAACGATCGAGCCATCTTCCCGATATTCCATTGGTGCAGCGCTCCAGGCTTCGCCATTGAGATCGTCATCGTCGCCAACTTGAACAAACCCGCCAGCAACTACACGGGCCGGATACATTTCACCTTCAGTCCAGTATCCTTCGGTATCCTTAATGCAGAGAATTTGCAGTGAGTTGCTCATTTGTCTGCCCCTTCTAACGCCGCTGCTATCTCTTCGAAAAAGCCATCTCGGGTATGGCTGGTCATTGCTGGTAAAAATACGGACATCAGCCTGTTTGTGTTGCAGTTCTCATCGTCTGCGAACAGAGCGATTTTTTTATCCAAGCGCACCTTCGCTTCCTGCAACTGCTCGTTTTTCTTGTTAGTGCGCTGGATATAGTCGGCAATGATTTCTATAGCCTTGTTTGTGTATTTTTCGACGTGTTCAGTCATGTGAACCACCTATCGCCTCAATCGTTTCCAACAACAACCGGCGGCGCGTATTTTCTGCAAAGTGACGGCGCCCGGTTTCTTTGTGGTAAAACTCGTTTTTGCCGACGACCCACATCCGCTCTGTCTGGTGCAGTTTTTTTACCTTCGGACCGTCTTTGGTGATCACGGTGCCGGTATGGGTTTTCATAATTGTCATAAGGCCTCCCGTGAGGACGATGCCGGCGTACAGGTAAAAATCATTTCCTGAATATCGAGGAAACGCTGGAATACGGGACAGCCAAGCAGGCTGTAATTCATCCCAACAGCAACTTTCGGCACAAGGCCAAAACGCTTCATGTCAAAGTCGATGACGGCCCGCTGATCGCGGAAAAGCCCCAAACGACCATGCCGGACAACCTCGCCAGTCGCTTCTGCTTCGGAAAAATACCGCTGGACAGTAGCGCGACTCAGCCCCAGTTTTTTTATTGCCTCGGAGGTCGTGAGTCGCCCCTGATGCCTGGTGATCCGAATCACAGCGCGGACGTACTCTCTGCGCTCAACTGCTGACAATGCTCTTGCCATACATACCTCACTTAACGACGCGCATATGGCGCACGTTTTTGCGATAGCTGTCCCATTCAAAATTCACCCACATACCGCCGTCCATCTGGAGACGGTCAAGGATCCGCATGCCCAATGTTTCCTTCAGCGAGTCATAATTCAGGTTGGTAAGGATGCCTACAGGCCGCATGGAGGACAGTCGGCGATCGATAACCTGATTCAGGATGACTTTTTCACCGCTGCTTCCGCGCTGAATACCCACCTCATCTAGAATAAGCAGGTCCACATGGCACAAATCGTCCAGCAATGACGCCTCTGACTGCCCGCCGTCATAACATTCCCGAACACGCAGCATGAGATCCGGAATGGTCACCACCAGCACAGAGCGACCACCAGCCAGCAGGTGATTTCCGATTGCGGCCGCCAGATGGTTTTTCCCGGTTCCCGGCGCTCCGCTGAATACGAAACTCGCAAACCCAGAGTCGAAATGCTGCGCGTAACTTTTCGCCATCGAGAGCGCCCGACGCTGGCCATCAGACTCAACCTGATAGTTAGCGAATGTGCAGCTGCGGTGCAGATCCTGAATTCCAGCACGTCCAAAGATTTTCTCTGCACGTGCGCGCTGGTTTTGTTTTTCCAGTTCCTCGCAGCACTTACGGCCTTCTTCGGCTTGCCAGGCACGCCATTCATCAACGCTGCCGAATTTTGGCTGAACGCCAGGGGGAATGAGTTTTTTCAGTCGCTCCAGTGCATTCCCGGTACCAATCATGTTTTTCATCGCTACCCCCTGAATCCCGATGGGATGGTTTTGTCAGGTTCCGAAATCTGATTGGGATCTCGTGCGCCTGGCGCCTGCTGAATCGCCCACGGTTCGCTGAAATGCATACCAGGGCCAAAAAACGTTTTCGCCTGTTTCACGTACTGCGTGTTGAGGATTCCCTCGGCTTTAACGAAAGCCGCGTAACGCTCCACACCTGCGAGGATTTCCGCCGTAGTGGTTCCATCCCTGATTCGGGCATTCCAGGCTTTGAAGGCATCGGTTTTGCTGTTACCCCCTGCCCGCTTGGGATAAACCGACCAGACCTGCTCGAAATCATTCGGGTATATTTTTTGGGGATCAGGTTTATCGCCTTCGTCCTGGTTCTGAACGTCTGGGGGTGTGGCGAAGCCATGCCCCGAACTATCTTCTTCCTGATCCTGATCCTGATCCTGATCCTGTTCCTGCTCCTGGTTAAGGAACGGTTCGAGAACCCTTTCGGAACCCTTTAGTTTTGCGATGCCGATGTGAGATATTGCCGAGGCTAAAACCCGCGCCAGCTCTGGCTTAACCGTAGATGTGTCCGGCACCTGATCAAACAAACGCAGTGCTGCAATTCCCTGGTTTGGGTTTTCAACTGAATTCCAGGTCAGAAAGTTACGAATTAGCACCCATTTCGATGACGAATCGCGCGTTGCGAAACCGTTAGCCGATAGCTCATCAAACCCTTTCGAAACCCTTTCAGGAGTCCAGGCTAAGTCTTCCGAAACATATCCATCAGGCAGCCGGAAACACCCAATCATGTTCGTGTGTTGCCCGGTGAGCAGGTACAGCGCCAGCAACCTGGCATCATCCGATACCCGGCGCATTCCATCGCTTATCCAAAATGATGTATGCACCTTGCCGTAATCACGCATAGAGACCCCGTTGTTGCTTAAACTGGTGTGTTTTCATCACCAAGCACCCACCGCAAAGCCGCTGCGTATTCGCCGCTGGCGGTTTGAAGTTGCTGGGTAATTTCCTTACGGGATTTGAGACGCGGCTTTGTGTCACCGAGAACAGCGCGCTGGCGGCGAGCTTTCTCGTGGCCAGTTACACCCTCTGCCACTGCCTCTAATTGTTTGACCGTTTCCCGTTGCTTTTCCGGTGGCATATCGACCAGTTGACGCGCTTGAGTGACAGTGACTTTTCCAGCCTCAACCGCCGCCTGGACGGCCTGCGTAGCATCCAGTAGAGCCACGGTTGCCTGGACCGTTTTTACGCTGCAGCCAAAAAGCAGGGCAATGTCATTTTCGTCATGACCGTATTCCATCTGCTGAACCATTTTTTTGGCCCGGCCCAGTGGGGTATCTGGTTGCGTTATCTCGTTTTCGCTGACCATGTATTTGGCCATTTGAATTGCTGAGCCGCGCTTAGCTATACCGGGTACCGGCCAAGGTTCCAGCCCTGCCCGCTTTCTCCTGGCGTTTGCTTCCTTAGCGTTCTTTACGCGCTGCCGACCTGCCACCACACAGGTTTTCCCTGTCTCCGGGTCCTTCCACACGATAATCGGTTCGAGTACCCCAAGTTCCATGATGTTGAGGATCACCGCTTCATTAAGCGGTAGGTGTACTCGTTCGTCGTAAAGCGGGTGTGTTGTATCGGTAACCAAATGCAAACTTTCCGGTTCGAAAAACAGAACATTGCTTTTGCCGCTGGCGCCGTAAGCGTCTTTCGAATTTTTAGCCATGGGCGCCCCCGTTATTGATATTCAGTTGGTGAGTGTTCATAATTTCCCCTGTGAATTGATCCAGTTAATTCGCAACGAAAGCCGTAGGTGTTGCAGCACCGCGGCTTTCACCTTTTTTGATATTCCTCATTACAGAGCTCCCAGCATTGAAGTGACAATGGCCATCAGTGGTGCTGTTAACTCCGGGTCTATCCGGAACATCTCCACAATTCCCTCGCTCAGTTCTTTCAGCTTCTGATGGCGTGGTGCCCCCATAGCAACGGCAACCTTTGCTTCACTGGTTTCTTTTTCCAGACGAGCCAGACGGGACATAAAACTGTCTTCGGGCAATAGACGGTGGCGATATTCCAGCGGAAGAACGGCCATGATCGCCGGTGTAAGAAGGCGAACGTACTCGCGATAGCGCTCAGACTCGGCCGTGTTGTCCAGGTAGCGAAAAAGCTTTTGTCGGGCTCGGCTGATGTCACCAGGAAACGCGATCTCCTCGCCGCCCTGCTGTCGCCATTCCTCGACGATGTAAGCAGAAACAACATCCTGCCCTTCAGCTGCTGCCCAAGCGCGAACGGCAGAGCGAATTGCGTCGTGATCTGCCTCTCTCTGTTGATTTCGCTTTATCAGGGCGCCGGTGTTGAATCCGGTATTTTGTTGAAAGGATAGTGTTTGCATGGTTAATCCCCATTAAGCTCGGAGCTGTTAGTTAGGGGAGTTGCAGGAGGTATAAACTCAGGCCAGATTGTTTCCCAATCATCTGGGAAACAATCTGCTCTGGTAACAGCGCCTTCCGTAAGCTGTTCTATTTGTATGGCACGAGATGGGGATATGGCAGCAATCCCAGATGCCATTTGTGAAAGATAAGAGGTCGATACTTCGAGCTTTGTAGCCAAGGCCTTGGAGCTGCCTCGTTTCATGTTTAGATAATCTTTAAGTTGCATAGTGGCTCCCTCGTGTGATTACGGCGAGTTTATAAAATACTAAACCAAAACGTCAAGTATTTGCTTGTTTATAAATTACTAATCAAAATGCTTTCTATGACGACACAGGAAATTAGACGCAGGCGACTTAAGGAATGGTTCTCAGAAAAGTCGCTTCCAGAGAAAGAGAAAAGCTATTTATCTCAATTGATAAATGGCCGCAGTTCCTTTGGCGAAAGAGCGGCAAGAAGGTTAGAAAGAGATTACGGAATGCCCTCAGGCTTCCTTGACTCAGACACCTCTGGCTCCCAAAGCACACCTCCAAGTCTTGTGTTGAGTGAAGAAGAACTTAAGCTCATTACTTTTTTTCGTGGATTCCCTGACTCCGCAAAGAAAGAAGCGCTAATTGAATTTGAATCTAAGTTCAATAAATACAACGAACTTTTCAAAGAGTTACTGGCTTCACGCAGTTAACGCTAACGCCTCCCAAACCAAATCTCGTCAAAGGCGGGCTTTGGTTTTTTCACAACCCCTTCCTTCATTTGGGCCTTAGGATCTGAAGGCTTCAATTTTTTACGCACAAAAGTTTACTTTTTACTTTACAGTATAGTTTAGCAATGATTAAACTCATTACATCAACAACGCGCTGCGTTGCTCCGATAAACGTTCCGCTGGCCACGTAATGGCTGAGGTTGAAATGAGTAAGCAAGGCATCAGAGCCATGGTCATTTCAGCAGTAATTGGGCTCTTCATCTGGATCGCGCTCTTCTGCGCGCTAAGGGGATTGTTTCTATGAATGATTTCGCACGCAAACCCGCTCGTCAGCAGGCTGTTCGTTTAAGTCCGCTGTCAGCTTTCATCCGCCGGGTGTGCTACATGCTCGCGCAAAAAGGAGACCCTTCATGAGCACGATGTTTGCTCTGGTTCTCACCGTTAGCATGCTGACGGGCGGTAATCAGGATGTCCTGCTCGGGGTTTACGACACTGAGAATGACTGCAAGGCAGCTGCAGAAGAGCAACACGTGAAAGCCGAATGTTATCCGCTGAAAGGTGTACTGGACGAGCATCCGGCCGGGTTCACGGTGCAAATGTAGGGGGAAGAATGCAGAAGAAATGCGGTTACTGCCGTAAAGCAATTGAGGGAAAACCAGTGGTAAGCACCCTGTTGTACCTCCATGGGAACCAGCTCGCACGGAAAGAAAAAGAGTATTGCTCAGAACGTTGCGCTTCTCACGACCAGATGGCTCACGAGGGCTAACGTAAACCCGCCGAAGCGGGCTGTACGTCCGGTGACACCGACCAAAGTTCCACCGGAAATTACCAATAACCAATTACCACCCTGAATGGGCGCTACCAATGGCCCGGGGGATTCTACATCCAAAATAGAGGCTATCACATGGAATATTTTTATCTGATAAAAGCGACTCAAAAATCGGGTAAAGCTGATGCCGTAATCTGGCGTACTAATAAATCAGAAGCTCGCGCTCTACTCCAGCTCGACGTCGATCTGGAAGACGCTGGGATCGAAACAGGCCGCGGCAAAGACTATCAAAAACCTATTCGCACCGATTTCCCGGTATTCAACGACCTGCCGGCAGAGGGTGTTCTCGATTACTCATGGTGCGAACGCTACCAGCTCGGCGACGATGGCCGCACCTGGACTTTGAAGCCAGGACAGGCGCCTGCTGATGTTCATCACGGCGATGATGCCGGAGAAACCGCTGAGCCCGTTAGTGGCGTGCTGGTTGATGCCAATACTACTGGCGATGCGGCACAAGGTGAGACCGTGGAAACTTTCGGTAGCGATGAATACCAGGACGATTCGAGCGCGCTTTTTAACGTGGCAGAACTCCCCTTTCGCGCTCAGCTGCTGGCGCAGTACATGGCCGAAGAACGTCACGTTTATCATATCAGCATGCCTCACCGGCAGGAGCTGTCCATTCTTGAAATGGACACTGATAACGCAGCCGTCCAGGATCTGATTCTGGCCGCCGAGAATATCCCTGAAATCAAAAAATACGATATGCCGGCGCTCTGGAAATTCACCAGTGCCAATAAAAAAGTCTTCCCCAAAGGGAAACGGCATGAGCTCGGAAAGCGTATCCAGTTTGCAAAGCTGTGGTTCGCTACTAACGCGATCGACCGCGGCATTCTCACCAGGGAATGGGCTGCCGGTAACTGCATTTCTTCGGTTATGAAAACTGATGCAGGTACGAATGCTGGCGGCGGCAATAAAACCGATCGCAATCCTGACTACACCCATACCCTTGATACGCTCGATGTAGAAATAGCCCTGGCCACAATGCCAATGGATTTCGATATCTACAATTTCCCGGCATCAATTCACCGCCGGGCCAAAGAGATCGTCCAGAAGAAAGAAAGTCCGTTCAAGGAATGGTCTGCAGCGCTGCGCAAGGTCGCAGGCATCCTGGATTATTCCCGCGCAGCCATTTTTGCCCTTATCCGTGGCGCCACCAGCGATATTCACCATTTCCCGGTAAGTCTGCAGACCTATATCAATGCGAACCTGACCGAGCATAAGCATGACGTCCCTTCTGCTGAGACGCTTGAGAAAGCTGGTCATGTTTCATCTGCCGCTGTCACTCTGGACGCTGTGAAAAAGGCTATCGATGGAGATGAAGGTGTGCCTGACCTGGAAACTCTCCCAACTGACTTTCAGGTAATTGGCACCGAACTGGTGAAAGAAGCTCAAAAGAAACGTCCTGACGCTAATCAGGTTCTGGCCGCCGAACGTGGCGAATATGTCGAAGGTATCAGTGACCCCACGGATCCGAAGTGGATAACCGAAGACCTGACCAAACCCAGAGCCCCGGAAATTGCAAATCTCGGCGGCGGAATGTTTTCAATTGAAGGCCTTATGACTTCACCGGCTACTAATGCCACCGAAGAAGGAACCACCAGCAATGTGCAGATGGAAGCGGATCAGTCAGTCAAAAACGAAATTGATAGTTCGGTATCAGCAGGCGAAGGCGCTGATGAGCCTCCTGCGCAAACAACTGCCGTGAACATGAGCAAAATACTGGCTGAACGCTGCCCGGATCTTACCGCCGAAGTGCTGAAAAGCCAGGTTTCCGAGAGTGCTCATAGCGATGAAGAGGAAGAGGCTGAACAAGCAGCGCCAGCATGGCCGGAGTATTTCGAGCTTGGTCGATATGAAGGCGTGCCAAATGAGGTCTACCACGCCGCTAACGGCATCAGCTCCACGATGGTTAAAGATGCCAGGGTATCGCTGATGTATTTCGAGGCGCGCCACGTATCCAAAACCATCCAGAAGGTACGCTCCCCTGTTCTGGATATGGGCAACCTGGTGCATGCACTGGCGCTGCAGCCTGAGCAGCTGGAAAAAGAATTCAGCATCGAGCCGGAAATCCCGGAAGGCGCCTTCACCACGACTGCGACGATCCGCGCGTTTATCGACGAATACAACAACGGGCTACCGCCGCTGTTGAGTGCTGACGACATCAAGGCGCTGCTGGAGGCGCACAACGCCAGCCTGATCGCCCCCCTCAGCACCGATGAGATCAAAGCACTCATTGAAGAACACAACGCCAGTCTGCCAGCGCAGACCGCTCTGGGGAACGATATCAACGAAACAGGACAGAGCTACATGTCTCTGCCAGTTGATTTCCAGCGCATTGAAGAAGGCCAGAAACAGACCGCATCTGCAATGAAAGCCTGTATCAAGGAATTCAACGCCACCCTGCCGCCACAGCTCAAAACCAGTGGCAGCCGGGAAACGCTGATGGAAACTCTGGCAATCATTAATCCGGATCTGGTTGCTCAGGAAATGCAGAAGCCCTCACCAGTTAAAACCAGCGGAAGTCGTGATGCCATGCTGGAGCAACTGGCGATTATCAATCCTGACATGGTTGCTCAGGAAGCGCAGAAGGCGCAGCCGCTGAAAGTATCAGGTACTAAGGCGGATCTGATTCAGGCCGTGAAATCGGTTAAACCGGATGCTGTGTTTGCCGATGTGTTGCTGGATGCATGGCGCGAAAACCCTGAAGGAAAAGTGCTGGTTACCCGCCAGCAACTGGCTACGGCACTGGCCATTCAGAAAGCACTGTTGAATCACCCGACCGCTGGCAAGTTATTGACGCACCCGAGCCGTGCCGTCGAGGTGAGCTATTTCGGCATTGATGAGGAAACCGGGCTGGAAGTTCGCGTGCGTCCTGACCTTGAGATAGACATGGGCGGCCTGCGCATCGGAGCGGACCTGAAAACCATCAGTATGTGGAACATCAAGCAGGAAGGCCTGCGCGCGAAGCTGCACAGGGAAATCATCGAGCGCGACTACCACCTGAGCGCGGCTATGTACTGCGAAACCGCAGCCCTTGACCAGTTCTTCTGGATATTCGTTAACAAAGACGAGAACTACCACTGGATCGCCATCATCGAGGCATCCGAAGAACTACTGGAACTCGGCATGCTGGAATACCGCAAAGCTATGCGCGCCATTGCGAACGGTTTCGACACTGGCGAATGGCCGGCGCCGATTACCGAAGACTACACCGAAGAGCTCAACGATTTTGATGTGCGCCGCCTCGAAGCGCTGCGCGTACAGGCATAAGGGGGAATAACAATGTCCAATTTAGTCGCAACAACTGAAAACCAGACCCAGAAGATCGACAACGTTTCTATCCTGACGAACGGTGAATTGTTCAACCGCCTGCGCACGCTCTCGGAAGTAATGGCCAATAGTGGAAACTTCGTACCTGAGCATTATCGCGGGAAACCAGATGCGTGCATGGCTGTAGTGATGCAAGCAGCGCGTTGGGGTATGGATCCGTTTGCAGTGGCACAGAAAACCTTCATCGTGGGTAACTCAGGTGTGCTTGGCTATGAGGCACAACTGGTGAATGCGGTAATTAACACCATGGCTCCAACCAAAGACCGGATCCATTTTGAATGGTTTGGTGCATGGGAAAATATCGTTGGCCGCTTCATTAAAAAAACCAGCGGCAAAGGTAACGACTACATCGCGCCGGGCTGGGATTTGCAAGATGAAGCTGGCGTGGGCGTCCGCGCCTGGGCAACGCTCAAAGGAGAATCAGAACCTCGTGAGCTTGTGCTGATGCTTTCGCAGGCACAAGTCCGCAACTCTACACTGTGGGCGAGCGACCCCCGCCAGCAACTGGCCTATCTCGCAGTTAAACGTTGGGCGCGACTGTACTGCCCGGATGTGATCCTCGGTGTCTATACCGCCGATGAAATTGATGAGCGTGAGGAGAAGGTGATCAACCCCTCGTCTGTTGAAAGGGTCACCATTGATGAGATTGCCAGCAGTGCGGGAACATCAGCCAGTGCACAGGAATCAACCAAAAATATCGATCAGTTAGCCGACGATTTGCGTGACCGCATTGAAAAAGCAGTGACAGTCGACCAGGCAAGCGCAATCCGTGGCGACATCGAAACCCAAAAACCAACACTTGGTACCGCGCTATACACGGAACTGAAAAATAAAGCCGTTCGTCAATATCACCTGGCTGATCACCGTAACCGGGTGGAAGCGGCTATCAATTCACTGCCAAATCCTGGAGATCCGGAAGCCGCAGAATCGTTTGCTAAAGCCGAAGGAGTTCTCAATACCGCCAAACGTTACCTGGGCGATGAACTGTATGACCAGTTCCGCATCACCCTGGACGACATGAAACCGGAATACGTGGGCTAAGGGAGGCGGGAGGGTTCGCCCTCCCGGTAACTATATGAGCAAATCACTTAACGCACGATGCATACGCCGCTGGAAAGTTGAATTCAAAGGGCGCTGCGATTCGAAATATAGCCCCTACTGGCACAAGCGCGATCTCCGCGGTTACATCCGTGAGGCGGCACTGACTACGGCGTATTGCATGGTTGAAAACTTGGCCTACAACAACGCAATGCACGATTTTTTCGCTGATGTGGGTGACAGGAATGGCTGGTCGCCAGAGTTCTCAGCATGGTACGACTGGCGTCGAGAGCATTATCTCAAAGAAGCTCGCGACTACCTGAATGAAGAAGCCACCAACGACGAAATAGACGACGAAATAGAGAACGAGCTGGAGGCCTGGAATGACTGATATCGCCACCTTCACTAATGAGCAATTAATCGCCGTGTGCCGTGCTGACGTGGCGGAAATGTCGAAGTTTTTAAAAGAGGGTGAATTCAGCAATCCGTCCCGCGCAGCCATGTATTTGCGTATTACTGAAATCGCATTGGCAGCGCTGATGGGGGAGTTCTCATTTGCTCGCAATCAGGTTCGCCGAGAACACGCTGAATGGTCACATGCCACCTTCGGCAATGTTGGTCCGGCTGGCCCACTGAAACACCTCAGCATAGAAGCGCTTGAAGCTGCCGCGGAACCTAACGACCACAGCGAATGGGCTGATATGCAGTTCCTGATGTGGGATGCCCAGCGCAGAGCGGGAATCACTGACGAGCAGATTACCCAGGCGATGATCGATAAGCTCGCGGTAAATAAGGAGCGCCATTGGCCCGAGCCAAAGGACGGGGAACCTCGGATGCATTTACGAAGCGAAGACGAATCACTCAACGCCAGGCGCCGCCGTAATCGTGAATCAAATGCGCGCGCTCGCGAACGTGAAACGCCCGCACAACGCAAAGCCAGACTGGAGAAAAACAGATTGAGAATGGCTCTTCGTCGTAAGGGAGGTGCCAAATGAGCCTGAAACACCGCCTGCCCGAGCTGGAAGCCAGCATCGACCCGGCAGCATTGCGCGCAGCCGCCGACGAATATTCGGATCTGCTTATGACTTTGTGCTTGTGCATGAAGATGGCCGGCCCCACCCGGGCTAACGTGCGCGCCTGCGCCACCGAGCTTAAAAAGCGCCTGACAACCTGGCACAGCCATAAAGAGCTCAATGCAATTCTGTCCAGTTGGGATCCCGTTGGCTATGTTCTCGGCCTCCGCCGGGAAGCGAACGACAACGCGCGCGCAGCTGGCGATCCGGTTGATGTTTTTGTGTGAGGTGAATATGCGACTGATTAACCGAAGCAAACAATCACCGCTGGGCCGCCAGGCGTGCGATGCCGCGCTGGCAAAACATGTTGAGCTCTATGGCGATTATGGCAGGCAGAAAATGAAGCGGACCTATACCGTCGTGGTTCAGGGCACAAAAATCACTGTTGAGGTCGTTAATAGGAATTGCAGCTACGTGGCCACGGCCATGAACTGCGCCCGGCGGCTCCGGCATTTACCCGGTCAGGTTTCCTGATATCGAATTATCAATTCGACGCGGCAGGCCAGCTTAAACTCGGTCTGCCGCCTGTGAGGTGTTTATGGCACAGGTCGTTTTTAATGAAGAATGGATCGTTGAATCTCGCCTGACCGAGAGAACTGGACTCACGCAAAGGCAGATAAAAAGTTATCGACTTGGATCATGGATCGAAGGCGTCCATTTCAAAAGGCTTCCCCAGACAGAAGGCGCATGCAAAGAGCGCGCTGTCATTTGGTACAACTTACCCAAGATAAATCAGCTCGTACAGGACGCATGATGACGGCATTACCTACTGGTGTAGAAATTCACAATGGAAAAATCAGGTTTTGGTTTCTCTTTCGCGGCAAACGCTGCAGGGAAACACTCAAGGGATGGACTGTTAACAATGCCAACATCAAAAAAGCAGGAAATCTTAGAGCTGCAATAACTGGCGAGATACAAATGGGGACTTTCGAATATGCAAGTCGGTTCCCTGAGTCGAAATCGAAGACATTTGGCGGGGAGGTTCAACCGGTAGAAACATTTGACGACCTCTGCAATCTTTTCCTTGAAAATAAAAGGCTTGAGATTGCAGAGTCATCCTACTTCAATCTCAAATCAATGCTGAGGGTCCTCACTCGGATCATCGGTAAAAACACGCTGATTAAAGATATCCAGCACCACGACATCCTGGCCTGCCGTAGAGAGCTTCTTTACGGCGCTGTTATCCACGATGATTCCCCTTGGCTGAACAAGACTGGCAGAGCCGTTAGTACGGTAAATTTTCGCATTAATGCGCTATGTCTGATGCTCAAGTTTGCCCACCAGAGCAAGTTTGTATCCCATGCGGCTTACGAGAATATTCGTCCATTAAAAAAGGAAAAAACCGTTCCGGATCCATTGCTGCACGATGAGTATGAGCTATTTATTAACGCAATTACGGAATATCACGCAAGAATTTGGCGGGTTGCGATTTTTACAGGACTCCGTCACGGTGAAATTTGTGCACTCGCCTGGGAGGATGTAGACCTCCAAAACGGGAAGATTTACGTAAGCCGCAACGTCACGCAAAAGGGAACGTTTTGCCCGCCAAAGACTAAGGCTGGAGTCCGTACAATCACTCTTCTAAAACCAGCGCTCGAAGCATTACGGGAACAATTTGAGCTAACTGGTCATCTTGACGCGACTAATATCGTTTTCCATCACAGGGAGATAGGTAAATCTGAGCAGCAGGCTCTTCGCTTCGTGTTTCGTCCAAAACCTCAATCGAAGAGTAAGGCCGGGTTCTATTCACGAGGTTCAATATCTTACAGCTGGAAAAGAGGGATGATGCTTGCGAATTTGAGAAGCCGCGACCCTTATCAGTCAAGGCATACCTATGCATGCTGGTCTTTATCTGCCGGAGCAAATCCCTCGTTCATTGCCAGCCAAATGGGGCATGAAAATGCCAAAATGGTTTATACCGTGTATTCAAAATGGATTGGCGATATGGACGAAGATCAGGTCGGGCTACTCGATAGCAAATTCGCAAAGATGTCCCTATAATGCCCCCAAGACTAAAAACATGATAAAATTTTCAAATAATATCAATAATTTAAAACAAACCGGTAAAGTTAATACCGATTTATGCAATAGCGGCAGACCACCTTGCTGGTTATCCTTTGCAGGCGAGCATAAAGTGACAACGTAACAGAAAGACCATGCCAGCGCGGGGCGCGGCCTCGGCCATGCGCTAGAAAAAAGCGGGTAGTGAAAGCGCCCGCCGGTAACGCTTCAGGAAAGGAATAAGCGCCGCTCGCCTGGCCGCATTTGGGGAATAAAAACCAAAATAAAACGCGCAAACGGGGCTGCCAGGCGGGATACCGGCTGGCTAGGTGCCTTTACTCACCAGCCGGGCGGCCTGGACAAAGACCTCATCCTCTACCCCGTCCCCCTTCTGTCTGCCCAGCCTCACCAGTTCATCCACGATACTCCCCTGATTAATCTGCTTTTGGGTCGCCACTAAGCTAATGACCGCCGCGCCGATGGCCATGCCAATCAATGCCGTTTGTTCATCTTTATCTTTCAT